ACACTACCGCTGAGATTGCCGGTCACATCCGCCACCAAGTCACCGCCCGTGCCGTTGCCAGTGATCGTGACGCCATCGCCATCCCCTCCGGTACTCGACACCATCAAGGCCGTTCCTGCATCGTCGGTGATGATCGCGCCGTCTTCCACGTACAAGCCCACGGGGTTGGAGGCCGCATTGGACTTGAGGAACAGGCCCGCTGTCAGTCCCAGGGCGCTATCGCCGCCGACCGCAAAGATGCCCATGCCATCGGCATCGCCGACTGCATAAATCCCGGAGCCGGAAGTACTGCCGCCCGAAGCCGCAATGCCGCTGCCCGTACCGGCCCCCGAGGCCAGCAAGCCGTGTCCATTGGTGCCGCCCGTCAGGGTGAGTGCATGTCCATCCGCCTTGCTGATCGTGGCGCCTGCGCCCAGGGCCAGACTGGCGGAAGAACCGCCGTGCGCACCATCTGCAAGAGTGACCGGATTGGTGAGACTGGTGACGGTAGTGATCGTCCCCGCCGTGATGTTCGTCGGGGTCGCCAGTCCGGCTTGAATCTTGGTGACGGCATCGGCTTTCACGGAGGCCGCATTGATCGCATCCGTCGCAAGGGAGGTGGCGGTAATGCCGTTCGCTGCGACCGAAGCGACAGAGCCGCCCACATTGCCCGTCACACTGCCGACTGACCCGCTCAGATTGCCGGTGATGTTCGCGGTTTGATTGCCCAAGCCCGTCGTGGCCGTCAGTGTCACGCCCGTGGCTGCCGTGATGTTCGTGGGCGAGGCGACACTGGTCGGGAAAGTCACCCCTGCTGCCGCCGTGACCGCTTGCGTCTTGATCGTTTCGACATCCACTTTCTGCGCCGTGGAAATCGTCGTTCCGCTCAGATTCAGCGTCGTAGTGGGAGCCGTGACCTTCGCCCAATCCACTCCGGCATAGCCGGTCGTCGCGCTGGCGCTGGTGACCACCGTGATCGTCGCGGGGATGCAGCCGGTCTTGTAAGCAATCAGCACAAAACTGGCGTGGTTGGTTTCGGCTTGCGTCGGGAGGTAGTGAACAATCCCTTCTTCATAGGCGACCGTGCCGCCGCCCGCGCCGGCCATGCCGCCTTGCGGGAGAACTTTAACGGAGACCCCCGAGGTCTGTACCGCCCCATCACTGATCTGAACGACGGCACCAATAGAGATACGTTCGGGAGAAGCCGCATTACGTGGATACATGAGTTGAGTTCCTAGTCCGAAAAAGCGCGGTCGAATCCACGCAGCAATGAAAGTAGTGCCGCCCGTAACAGTTGTTTCCTGCACCCACCCAAACGACGTGACCCGCGATAAACTCCCGGTTTCCTGCAACCAGCCCGAGGGAGTGACGCGAGTCAGCGCCATAACTTAACTCCGGCCTCTGATAGTAGGATCGACGTACACCGTGATGGACGGCTCGCCCACACACACCCGCGCCCGCAAATGCCCGATTTCCGCCGGGGTGATACTGGCCGTCGGACTCAGCTTGCCACTCCAGGCGGTGTCTGCTTCATCAAAGGGATCACCCATCGCTTCCATCCAGGAGGTTTTGCCCATCCCCGTAGTCTGATCCGCCGCACTCGCCAACAAGTCTTTCCGGTCATGCACGAGCGTCGCCAGCGGAAACCCCGAGGTGCCTTGATAGCTGAATTCGCCCCACACTTCATCGTCTTGATAAGCCGTGGTAGAGCCATTCCGCAAAATCTCCAGAGAGGGCGTTATCGCATTCGTACCAGAGTGATAGCAGTCGATCCAAGGGGAAACGTAGGGCGTGTAATAACTGCAATTCTTTGTAGTAATAATTTTCCAACTACAGCGATTGGTTCCGTCATATTGCGCGCCGTCGTTGGCATAAATGCCAGTATCCACAATCGTAGAGCCAAAAGCGTCATGGTGTTGCAAGTGATAATGCTGATCCCCACTCGAACAATTAAACAACCAGGCTGTGGCGCTACTTTTATTCTCCACCGTTTGCGTAGCTAGAACCGTAACGCCGCTGTAGAGCGAGCAATTTGCAAATATGCAATTTAAAGACTGTACCGTTTGCGAACTGATTAATACCGGAATGGCGGATAAATCCATCCCTTCAATAGTAATACCCGTACAACGGCAAGACCCAATTAAAGTAACGGGGGCAGTTCCATTGTTTATCCACAATCCGCCTTCCACTCTCACGGTCCCGCTGAAATTCCATCTACATGAGGAGTCTTGAGTACTAAATGTACAATTTTTAGCATAAGTATAGGAATTTGTAGTAGCGCCAGCGTCAGAAAAATTGATAAAAGGAGCATCTCCAGTAGATTCTTGCAAAAAATAACAATTCTCGACTTCAAAGTGTCCACCATCACTGGCATTGATAGTAATTCTTCCTGACGCGGCTGCCGACCCAGAGCAACGAAACGTCAATCCGTACATATACACCTTATACGCGCCTAATACAGTAATATCATAATCACCATTCCCGCTATCCCCTATGAACGCGCTAGTCCCCATAGTTCCCAGGGTTTGAGGAGGATAATTTGTGGTATCGTTGGTACAAATCACGGAAACATTATTTAGAAAAGGGTAGACCGTATCCGCAGTTATCGCGTCCGTCAATCCTTTGTCAACATAAATAATATCACCGCTCGCAGTAGCGGCATACAACGCATACCTGAAATAGAGCGTAGCGAACAACCAACTGGCCGTCGTCCCTGAGGAATACCCCGGATTGCGACAAGTGAATGTCGCGGTATTGCTAACTTCGGTACTGGAATCTGGTGTATAACTAGTGTTCCAGGAAGGGTAATTCGTCGCGTCCGTAGTGCCAGCGATAGTACATTCCCAGACATAGCGTTTGGCGGTCGCGTGATTTGTCCCGGTATCCGCTAGGTTAGGAACAACCCTGTCCCCTTGAGCGTAGGCAGTGTTTTTAGCGTACTCCGTGACGCCAGAAACGCCCGTTCCGGCCAAATAATAATTAGCCATTATTCAAATCCATCAATCAGCGTGTCGATTTCCGCCTGCGCGAGTTGTGTCTCCAACTCTGTGGCATAGGCCGTCGCTCGGGCATCCAAATCTGTTCCTGCCGGAACGAAATAAACGCGAGTGTATTTCTGCCCCAAATGATCGGTATGGCGCTCCGTCACGCTCAAAGAACCATCGGCTTGAGTGCTATACTCCACGACCGACAAGATAATGCTCATTGTTATTCCCCTACCGCATTTTTCAGTTCGTAGTATTTCGTCACGTACCCATCGAACCGGGAAGCCAGTTCATTGAACTGATTCACCGTAAGCCCGAAGGCACTGCGGATTTGCGTCGGAGTAATCTCTTCACTGTTCAGCAGTGACTTGATAAACGCCGCGAACCGCCAGACTTCGTGCTGCGTGGCTCCCGCAAACCGTTCCCGAAAGCGAGCCACTAACTGCGTCTTCGTCGCATGATTTAAAATCAACATAGTATTCTCCTAACAAATCTGGACGATTCAATTTGATCCAATGAAGTAACTCAATGAGATCGACCTCAGTGCAATCACGACCCCCTTCGCTGTTATAGGCTTTAATAACTAAACGACCATTATCAAGTTCATCCAATTCCACCGAGTCACCTTCAGCGTATTCAGTCACACCTTGCAAAACGATAGGTGTACTCACGTCATTCCCCCTCGGCGGCTTTCAAGTCCGCCCATTGCTTCGCCCACACCAAGAGTTTATCCGCAAACACACTGAACTGCCCGGCAGTCATCCCAAAGGCGGTGCGCAACTGCAACGCGGTAAAATCGCCCGCGTCATAATGCGCCTTGAGCATCGCCGCCAGCCGCCAGACTTCTTCCCGAGAAGCCTCCTTAAATCGCTTACGAAGACGCTGAACCAGTTGTGCTTTGGTCGCGTGTCGCAGATTCAGCGCCATGGGAGTTCCTCACTTATTCCGTTGTTTCCAACAACGAATAACCCACCTGATTCATCTCACTCAAAAACGCAATCAGCTTCTTCTCGATTTCCAGAACGCCGACATATGGCACATCTTCCCAAGTGGTCGTCGAGGACGAAAAAGGCTTTTCGTTCTCGGTAATCACCAACGAGAACTTCACATCCAAGCGCTTATCGGATTTCATTAAAATTTCTCCTTCTTACTATTTAACACGTTAACTGCCGTTTCAATCGCCAAATTGAGGATTGCTTGACCTACTACTAATGCAACATTTTTCACTTCACTTAATACTAATATTCGCTTTTCTTCACCACTTAATCCCGTTTTTTCAGCATCTTCCACTAACAAATAAACACGCTCGTAATTCAACGCACCTACCATCGCCCGTACAATCGTTTGCAATAACTTAATTAACATCTTATTCATCATACTATACCCAATATTAAAATAAATAGCTGCATTTCAATCCTCCCGTTTCAAAATAATCAATGATCGTCATTCCAGCCCACTTGTCCCCTGTGATTTGCGGGAGGGACTTTAAAGCCAGGGATGGACGGCACGGAGTCGCGCACCCAAGTATCTGTGACCCGACGATCATGAGCAACACCCACATTATCAGGATTAGCGGGTGGCGGATCTGGAACTTTCTCAACCACTTCAGATTTTCCCACCAACTCGATAGTTGGAAGAGGTTGATAGCCTGAACCTGGAGGTAATGGAGTTTGTTGCCGAACAGACTGGTCAAGATCAGTGGAACGTTCACGCACATTCTCCCTAAAGACAAACGCCACGACAGCCGTCACAGCTAAAATGGCGTTAATAATGATCTCTCGAAACTCCGGTTCTAGTTTGACACCCACCAAACCCAACAAAGTAAAAATAGCAAGCCAAGTGGTTCGTTCTTTTAATCGATTAATTAACCAGTTCATCAGAGCAACTCCAAATCAGTGTTAAATTGCCCAGATCCCAAAAAAGTTCACAAAAATTGATATTCACTTCATCCACTCCTGATCAATTTCATTTATTAAAGCTTTAAAACCTTGCCAATCCTCTCGATAAACAATCATCGCCGGAGGACAACCTACCAATCCAATGGTCACGCTCACAAATTCCGGCACTTTCACGCTAGGAGCTTCGATCTCAGCAATCCAATGACACTGCGCATTCATAATTAACGTCGCTTGAGTTTTAGGATGAATGACTTTCATAACTCTATCCTAAAAAACGAATGCCGGCCAATTACCACAGTCGGTTTCCGACCCCGCGCCCAATTCGTATATTTTACAATCTTCGTCGTACAATAATGATCAGCACAATCCGTTGGATCTAAAATTTCATTGAGTAAAACTTGTTCACAAATCTGACTAATACTTCTTACATCTGCACGTTCCACGGTTTTAGTATCGACTAAAAACTTTCTTTGTGGGTCATTCGGATTCCAACAAGAAAACTGCCAAGGATCTAAACACACCGCTGCAATCGTATCATCAGGAATTGCATCTCGATTCCGACTCCACCACCTGGGATGTTCCCATCGATTACGAATCACCCAAGCTACGGCAGCTTGACCTTTCGCTCCTTCACCGCGTGATTCTGCCCACACCGTCAATGCCATGATATTTAAATCATCTAAAGGATTATAACTCATCAGGAACCGTCCAATCAACTCTTACATCCGCATATTTTTTAAATTGAACATACTCAGCACACAAAGCAGGAAATTCCTCTCGTTCTAACTCACAATAAAAAATATCCGCATCTTTATCTTCAAACCAATGACAGCCTCGACAAGCCAGAGAAGATGCTTCCACTTTCTTTTGTAAACTGCCTTTCATAAAAATCCTCAAATACCTCATGATTCATGATGAACATAACACATTTCAATGCTGAGGACAATTTATTTTTTCAAAAAAATAAACCCGGCGATTAAACCGGGTTGATACTTACTTACTCTTTTAACGATTGTAAAACATCTGGCTTTAATAAACTCGTCAACAACGCTTTCGCATGAAGTTCTCCTTGAAGCTGTCGCCTGCCACACACAATCCGATCATACACCTTATTGAGTAAAAACAGATAATAATAATAATAATCTTTGTTCGTCACTAAAAAACTCAATTCTTGTTTAAAATAACTACCACATCGTCGATAAGCAAATAATAATAAATCATATAACGAATCTAACATGTGTTGCTTTTCCGCTTTGCCACTCATCGTTTTGTGTTTTAATTCATGAAGTGGTAAAAACTTTTGATTCTTAAAACATCGATCTTTTATATTTATCCCCCGTTGTCGAACTACCGTAATCAATGCAAAATAAAAAACATCTTTTAATGAACTCGTTTCCAATAAAAACTCTGAATTTCGTTGTGCTCGTAATGGTAAATCAACATCTTCTATAAAATCTTCCAAATCATACAATAATGATAACTCTTTAAAATCTACAACTCTGATTGGTTTCATTTCAACTAAGCCTGAACGCCAGTACTGATTGAAATGCATACTAATATGTGTCGCAGGATACATAACAAAAACCTCGCAAAGGTGAATAAAATTAAATGTTTTCAATATGTTACTATACCTGAAACAAAATGTCAATTACTTTATAAAGAGTTAATGTTGACATTCATCACTATACACTATATAATATGCCAACCCAAAAACCGGATACTGTTTTATCCACTGGAGAATTACCATGCAAGAAGTCAAAGTCAAACCCGCTATCATGTCTGAAATTGATCAATACGGTCGTAGCTCAAAAATTATTAAAGAACAAACTAAAATTAAAGACGGTTGTAAAAAAGTCATCGAAGCTATTATTCAATCGTTACCAGAAGAGGGTTTAAATTTAACAGGAAAAGAATTTGAACTGCTCATTACTGCACCTGCTGAAAAAACCGTAATCATTGACAATAAAAAAGTACTACAAGAATTAGGAGTTGAAAAATTTATTGAACTGGCTCAATTTTCCATTGAAGATCTAAAAAAATGGCTGAATCCCAACCAATTCGCCCAAGTCACCACTACAGTTAAGGGGAATCGTACATTTCGCAGCAAACGAAAGCTCAAAGAACTCAAACCTTCCACTAAAGCGGCTATTACACTTTCTGCATGAACGACAATCAACGACATTTTTTCCCGGAGCAATATGAACGTGATCTTAATGTTATGGTACTTCCCACTAAAGCCACCAGTGTAGAAGCTCATTACTTACACTGGCTGAAAAAAAATAAAGGTCAACTGATTGAAACGATGATGTGGGAGCGCGATACCGATGATCCCACTTTGGATGAAGATGAACTCATGGTTCGTGCGGCTGTCAATGGCGATGATGCTCAAGGTGTTTATTACTTTGCAGTTAAAAAACATCGCTATGAACAACGCAGCGAATTTGGCTATGTCATTCAGTCAGAAGATCTTATATTGGAATTAAAATAACTCTAAACTCCACGGTAATCATGCCGTGGAGTGTTTTAATAAATTTTAATAACTATAAAACTCTGATAAAATTAACACAGTCGCATTATTTAACTTTTTAAGTGCCTCTGTTTGTTTTCTACCACGCAAATCAAAAAGAATAAAAAGTTCGTTCAATAACTCTTCAGGAAAAATTGGTTGCAACTCACCATCAACAAATTCAAAACGAACTTCTAAATCTCTTGCAGCAGCTTCTGCGGACGCTGCACGCTGCATAATCGACAAATCACGCTTATTCATCTTAAATCTCCAATTAAATAACAACTGATATTTAATAGTTATTTAATACCTTAAATACTCACAAATCAAAATCTTTATTATTTTCTAAATTCCTTTCAGCAAATGCACTCACCACAATGGGTGTCAACAACAACACACCATCTCCAGTTACTTTTAACAACCGTCTTGGCATCCCATTGATCAATTCCACTTCCAACTTAAACAAATTTGAATACTGTGCATAAGCTCTTAACTCACGAGATAACTGATCTCGATAACAATAACCTTGCTCAATCAAAAAATCTGTTAAATCGCGCTCTTTAACATTCACACCCGAATCATCTTTCATCAAAGCCAACCAATCACGACGTACCATCGTCGCTTGACCCGTAATAGCTTTAGCTAAATCTGAATATGGTTTATCCAATGCCAGAGTCGTTTCTAACTCTTTAGCTTTTTCCAAAGCCAATTGCTTTGCTTCTTCAGACACCACTAACGCTTTCAATGCTGAAAGATATGTTTGTGGCACAGCTAATTCCCGTTGAACTTCTTCCAATTCCATCCACCGCTTAATAATCTTCATTCGCAATACTGCGTCATAACCAGATATCAATGTGAGAGTAGTATCTCTATTTAGCTCATACATTTCACGTTCTTTACCTTGAGCATCAACGTAAGTTATTGATTTACAAAGCCAAACCAAATTTGGATCGGCTGAAAGTTGCTCAAGCATCTTACGAATATCGCGCATAACATGTGCATGAGACTTACCAGTTAACTCAGCGATTTCACGGGAAGACATGGTAATTACAGTATTCAAAGTCTGCAAACTATTCATAGTAAAGCCTCATTAAACTGCGATTAAAATGATATTTGAGTATCATTCATACCTAAAATAAATGATACTCTTTAAATTAATTAAAAATCATTATCTTTAATTGTTGCTTCTAATTCTTGCCACTTATCAAGAATCCGTACAAAAGATTTAAAATCATAATTAAATGCCAAAAGTAAAGTTTCACGCTTGGGCAAATCAAAAAATTCAAAATCTTTTTCATCCAAAGTACCCATGCTTGAAAACTGTTCCGAATTTATGTTTAAATTTTTTAACATTTCTCTAATATCTTTGTCCACTTGTTTGTAAGACATTTCACAAATATCTGCAATTTCACAAGTATTTAAAATCATTTCATTACTATTCATATTTAAAAACTCCAAATAAAAAAGCTGTTGTTAATGAGGGTGGAAGAGTCAGAGTAAGTAATGACATTCCTCAAAAACAACAGCCAGTTAATCTTACTTACTCATATACCTTCCACAGTATGTAAGTAATATATCATACATCCCATTTAAAAGCAACTCATGTATAATAACTACATTCAACCCCAACGGTAGATTCGTTATGAAAGACTTAACTAAAGTCGAAGTATCCATCACCCAATGGATTAAAGATACTGGAGAAGGTCAAATAAAAGGTATTCCAGTTCCTTGTGGAGAGTGTCGAACTTGCTGCTCGCATATCAATGCTCAACTTTATCCAGAAGAAATTAAATTTTACAAAAACAAATTTTCCAAATCAGACGGTAAGTATCATTTAAAACGCAATTCTAACGACACATGCGTTTATTTAAATGATCGTGGTTGTTCCATCCATGATCATGTTCCAAAAGTCTGTAAAACTTTTGATTGTCGTTATATGGGATTCTTTAATATTAAGAATCCAAAAAATGAAAATCTAACTAAAGCATCCAAACGATGGATTTTCATTAATGACAACAATGAAATCTGGCAACACTTAACTCAATACTTCCGTAACGGTTTAGCTTTAATGCCCATTAAATCTGGTGATCGCGTAGATTATTGTGCGAAAGCTGCGTTACTATCTGCCTACAATAAATTCTTCGTTAAAACGGAATAACCACTTGCAGTATGTTATTGATATATGCTATACTGGAATTACCCACACCACCCCATGAGCTTGCTATGAGCAAAGAATTTGTAACTTTAACTAAACAAGATTTTATAACTTGGGCTAATCATCACTGGGGACATGATGATTATAGTATTAGTACTCCCGCCCGTGGCACGGAATTAGTACTCTGCCACCGTTATCCCGTTCACGGCTTGGAATGTCATATTTATACGACCGTTGAAGAATGTGAAGGCATCACTCGTGACAGTGGCGAAGATGCTATACGAGTGATTTTATGGGATCGCTTTGCAGGTAAGATGTGTTATCAAGAAACTAAAATCTTACGAGTAGAAGGAGATACGACCGTACAAGAGCGACTCACGGCACGGATGTTGAATATGGAAAAAGTAGTAGATCTTTTACAACAACAAAATCGTTTTTGTAAATGTGCTCAGAATCGAGTCCATACGGTGAAACGCACTCGACAATCAGATGGTGCAATCTTTTATGGTTGTTCGATCTTTGGACAATGCAGTAAAGGTGGATTTAATAAAATGGAAAATGCGTTTAAAAATTATCCATTAAAAGACAATCCATTTAAAGATCAAGGTTACAGTATGTCGGCTGTCACCCCGGAAGTGGAACGAAAAATTGAAACTTTGTCCATTCAACCTCGTGCTGTCGTCCCCAAAAACTCTCACTTCAAACGATGGGAAGTAGATACTGAACAAGAATTAATACCGACTGAACAATGGCCGTTGATTCGTTATCCATTTAAAGAATTTAATCACGTTCAAACGGTCGTATACAAATCAGATGTTTGGAATAAAGATTGTAATTTGATATTGGGAACTGCGACCAGTTCGGGGAAAACGATCTGTGCCGAACTTATAATGGCTCAGATACTTTATAATTAATGAGATCAATATTATGATGACTGCACATATATATGAATTTATGACTTCACCCATCTATGAATATGGAGATTTAAAATTCTCCCTGAATCGTTATGATGACCAAGGAAAAATTATTGAAAAAGGAATCTATCTACATTTTGATAATGCCATTATACGCATCACTGAAGAGGTCGATTTAGATTTATACGACCAATTTGTTGAATCATTAGATTACATGTCTAGTGAAATTGAAGATGCTATGAAACAAAGAAACTTATAATATTCAATTAAAAAGCCCGGTTTGATCCGGGCTTTTACCTACCATCAATCCACCAATATCTTAACACCAGATTTATACCGTTTCAAATTCACCGACTTCAAATCTGTGACGGGTACAAAATTTAAATAATCAGTAAAACAATTATGGCAATGAGTGTACTTATCATCCTCTTTAGAATCAAAAGATGGATAAACAGCTTCATGAATCCAACCACACTCAATACACTGCATTAAAACTAAATCACTCATGAGGTAATAACACCAATTGTAAACGTTGTCCACGTAGTTTGCTAGCTCTTGAATCCTTAAAATCAATAACTTCCATCTGCTTATAACTTTCTTTACATCGAAAACACGATTGATAATCTTTTAATCGTGCTGGATTGGAATCGTAATAATCTTCTTTTTGTTTTTCAGTAAGCTGAACATACGCCGAATTAAATTCACGAATGCTCTCTTCAGCAGATCCTAGTGACACCCCCGTATGTATCCATCCACACTTTTGACATCTAACCAACATTTAAATCCTCCTAAGCTACTTCTGGTGAAGTATTAGTAACCAAACATACCTTTTTTTGTTTTGGCATCAATGGACGTTCCACTTTGACCAATTTCCACCCTAAACAACCTTTTAATTGACATGAACACGGCACCGCATCATAACCCGATGCTAAAATTTCATCCCAGGTAAATTCAGAATTTTCTTGCCGTTTGGCAATCCACGCATCTTTAGTCATGATCTTTAAACTTTCTTTTATACAATTGATTCATTAAATTTTCAAATTCCACACACCATTGAGAATCTTGTCCGGTTAATTCCGAAATTGCAATGTTCTTCCTCAATACTCCAGAACCCAAGTATAAAACAATGTCCTCTAACTTTTCAATATACTTTTGATCGAATTCAATGCGTTTTGCTGCTTGAACATACCTTTTATAACGTTGCTGCTGATCCATATCCGTATCCATCCAACACTCAACAGGCAATCTTAAAACACCTAACAACATCACATCACTCATTATAACCTCCAATATAAAAAGTCGCCAATGATATAGCCAATCACTGGCGACCCGTTTGTGATCTTGTCAATCACATGCATGAAAAGATCTTACCGTTATTTCAATAGCGACATTTGTGGTGTACTTACCAGCATACGCACTCCTCCCGAATAACACTACATCCTTTCAATGGTATTGGGCGAGAAGTGTTGGAGTCGAACCAACTCTTCCACAGTCAATAACCCAAGCTCTTTGCATACATCCTTACAACAACGCAAGTAGTGAAACACTAAAAACATAACTAGCATCTTATGTATCCACCCGTCTACCCATTTCCGGCACTCGCTTACTGAATATTCAACACTTAAACATTCAGTAAGCGAGAAAGGATTCGAACCTTTAAGTACGTAGCTTACGCCACTCGTACCGTGGTGATGCTGAACTCTAACTTTAACAACAACTCAACACTACATTTGAACTATACCTGGATCAATGGGGAATTGAACCCGTCATGATAAATTCAATAATCCCCCGACCCACGGAAACAGGTTGAATTAACACCGTGTTCGCTCTCATTCGCGCTCGTTTAATTTCCACCAACAAAACATCCAAACGCTCTAAACATTGAGCTTTTTGCAACGAAGTTGCGGCACCTGAAAAATGCTTCGTGGTGAACGTACCCACCACATCATCTTTGGAAACTTCCTTCACCTGCGCTGGATGTTCCTTCGTGGCTTCATACAACACCACCGGAGTCACTACCTTTTCCGTTTTCACCGTCACATCGGCCATCGTCGCTTCCCATGCACCATCACTGACTGAAGAAGGTGTCCATGTTTTCGATGCATCTAACGTCGGCATCTTTTCAAACACTTTCCGCAAATCCAACAATCGAGCTTCCAAACCCATCAATTCATCCACAGGAAGATTTGACAACAAAACTTCACCATTGATTTCAACATCAGCAATGGCAATTTGATTCGTGACATTCTTTGTGCATTGCAAATCTTCCGCTTTCACCCAAAAAGCCAACAAATAATCTAAAGTCTGCTTCACCGTTGTCACTAATTCTTTCTTTTCACTCCCCGCTAATTCTAGCTGCTCGTTATTCGGGGCATCTTTAAGCATTTTCAAAGTCTTAATATGGCCTTTGAAAAAATGATCTTTATCAAATTTCTGCAAAGTTTCCAACTGCAACTTATTCACCTGTGAAGTGAAATTCTTTTCCGTTGCTAACAATTCATGTAAGATTTTCATAATGATAACTCCAACAATGGGTTGAGCTTACATTATACCTACATTAAATTATTATAAAACTTTAGACAATACAAGATCTTTGATGTTTTGGGATGCCCAACTAGATTAATCCTTAAAATTATCATGTAACTTTGCTAAAAGCTCTTCAGTCACTTCAAACGAAAGTTCTTTTCTACTTAAATTTTTTTGATCGTCAGATCTGTAATCATTTTCATTAAACCAACTTTTTCCTTGATTACAATCTTGACATAACACTTGAAGATTGCTTAAATCAAGTGCTAATTCTGGATTAAACCGAAGTGGTTTAATATGATCAACGTTTAACACCACAGAGTTATCCGCCGAAGGTGCTGCTCCACAACTCACACAACGTCTTCCATAAGTATCCAACGCTATCAATCTTAATTCTTTCCATCTCCACGATTTATAAAACACTTCGGGAATTAAATCAAATGGCTCATCTTTACGACAACGAGATTTATATCCAACTGGATTTGGTGCAACGTTTGATTTCTTTTCCTTTGGAACATAATCAGATCTTTTAGTTGGACAAGGTAAGGTAGATATTATTTTTCGAGATTGCACAACCAATTTTCTTGGATGTGCTCTAGTTTTAACCGCTTCAACTACAACCTCAGATTCATTAGCTATTCTAATAAATTCTTTTTCAAGCATTTTTTGACTAACATTTCGTTTTTTACGCACACCACACAAATTATTATCAAATAACAATTTTAATAATTCTTGATAACTCAAAGAATCAGCACAAATTCCAAGCTTGTCCAAACAAGCAACAGCTTTACGTCTACCAACTCTCATTTCCTGTTTGACAGTCACACATATAACCTCAAAATAAAATTTACACCAACCAACATTCAAATATATACCTAATGACTTGCAGCTATTTTATTTGACTATAAAACTGATATATGATAAACTAACCACGCTTTAGCAACCCACAATCACCGGATACTACTAAGATGTCAAATATTTCCATTATCACTGATCATTGGAAACAACAGTTTTCAGAATTTGAAACTCCATATTTTTATGCACACAGTGCTGAAATTTATGCTCAATTTTTACCCAAAGAAAAAGTACTAAAAACCACCATCGAAATCTTCGACAATAAAAAGAACGTAGTCATCAAATGTTACACTACATCTTTTGGTATGGAAATGGTGCAACCTGATTTTGAAGATCAAAATTCCCGATGGACTGAACAAGACTTTTCACCACTCACCCAACCAATCATCTTTAATAAAGATATTGGAGAAATTTATTTAAATAATTGTGGCACTGAAAATTGGTATGAGATCATTATTTATCCTATTGAAACTTACGATGATAAGATCGCTACAATTTGCGTCAAAACCTTTAATTACAGCATTTAAAAGATTTAATCATGATCACCATTATTAAAGATATGAGTAAAAATTTAAGAGAATATCTAACTACATGCAAATATTGTGGCAGTGTTTTTAAACATGATGAAACAGACTTGATAAAAGATTTACCAAAAAACTCAAACATCGAAGTTATTGATTGTCCAATCTGTAAAAAAAGAATTGATGCTCAACGCATCACATCTTTAAAAGATGTACCAAAACCTCCACCTCCACCTCCACGACCATTAAAACCAAAAAATGCTATTTATGAACTCATCAGCGATTACATCATCATCGCTAAAAAGAATTTTAAATTCAAACTATAAAAGATAAAACTATGACTACTATTCGTGACTGGCTCACTGAAATGCACTTTGATTTTTCATCAGGTGTTATAATCTTCCAATCTGTTAAAGATAACCAAGCACCTGGATGGTATGACCCCATCAGCAGTGAAGTCATTAACGAAAACCATCCTGTTCTTAATCAAGAATTTAACAGTGGTTTCGGCAGTCCTTCATGTCCCCGCTTCATTGCAAAAGATAATGAAGCTGTTTACTTTCCATACCAATATGACGGTTCAACCAATATTCAAAAAATATGGTTAGATATTAATAATTATTTGGATTTTACCCATTATTACACTCCATATCCCGGTGGTTAAACTGGACTAACAAAGACTATGAAAATTAAATTAACTGATACTGAAAAACAACGTTTTTGTCAATGGGTGATAGAGAACATTGATGAAAGGATTGTTCCCAATGATGAGGGTTTAAGTATTGGAATAGTATTTAACTTAGTCCATGCAATCCGTGGAGATAACGAACTTTATGATTATCATGAAGAACAAGACAACGAAATCACATTCTGGTATCTTAACCAATAAATTTACCAAACACATAAAGGAATAAATATGGCAAAGATTTTGTACTCCGCACCTTTGAAAGCGCTCTCCAATGAAAAATATGAAGATTGGACTAAACTTTTTCCTGACAAAAAGATTTTACAACTGACTGGGGATACACTCACCAGTCAAAAAATTCGCATGGAGATGATGAAAGCAGCGGAAACCGCAGATATTTTAATTATGACTGCGGAACTCTTGGATAGCGTGACCCGGAATCATTACAGTGAACACTATCAATGGGTCAAACACGTCCAATTACTGGTGGTCGATGAAGCCCACGGTGTAACAATGGTGGGAAGAGGACACGTTATTGAAGCATCCATCATGCGTTTTTGTGAGATTGCTCCACAAGCCAAAGTGTGGTTTATGTCCGCCACCATGCCCAACTGTGAAGAATTTGCACAATGGCTGACTACACTCAATCACAAACCTTCGGAAATTATTAACTCCACATGGAGACCTACTGAACTTCGCTGGAACTTTATTCCCCATAACGCCTTCGGTTCATATTGGGAAAACCAAGATGATAAAATTCGTAAAGCGGTCGAAATTGTTGAAGAGCATCAAAATGAATCCACATTGGTCTTCGTACACGATAAAAACACGGGACGAAGAATTGATGCTGTACTGAAAGATTTAGGTATTGCTTGTGAATTTTATAACGCTGATCTTGAAACTGAAGTTCGTCACGACTTATTAAAAAGATTTGAAAGCGATGACAGTAACAGAATTGCTGCACTTATCACAACTTCGAGCCTCTCATGGGGCGTAAATACCTCCGCACAAAATGCCGTAATTGTTGGAGTCCATCGTGGAATTGAACCCGTTGATGAGTTGGACATCTTACAAGCGGCTGGCCGTGCTGGAAGATTTGGTAAAGCACCTTATGGTAATGTGTATTTAATTTGTGACAATATCAGTGAATGGAAGAACAAAGTCTCCAATCCCCGGAATGTGACCTCCACCTTATTGGACACATATGCACTGGCTTTTCATTTGTGTGCGGAAATTAAAAATAAAGTCATTAAAGATTATGATACGATGTATACATGGTATCACCGTACCTTAGCCAGTATCCAGAGTCCACTGGAAAAACAGCACGTCGATGAGGTGTTGACCGCACTCCAAAACTGGAAAGCAGTCGTCATTAATCCCGATGACACCTTTAGTATCACCGCTTTGGGAACCGTCGCCGCCACTTTATACTTCCATCCCGAAGATGTTCATCATTGGTGGCAGTGCTTTTCCCATATTGAACGGCAAGGTTTGTGGAAAAATGATCTGTGTATTGCATACGCACTATCCGCACCTTCCATGCAACTCCCTTACATTCCCCGAAGTGAAGAGCCGACTGTTCAAACTTATTTTAATGCTCTTCGTCAAGTGTGGAGAAATGGCCCACATTTAAAACAATCCACCCTCAGTCGAGATGTGCATGATTTATTGTGTGGAGATAAAGCGACTCCACAATCCAGACCTTTACAAAGCGATGCGGAAAGAATTGTTGGAGCGATCTCATGGATTATGGGGATTGCTAAAATGGGACTGCCCGATATGTTAAAAATACTCCCTACTCGACTCAAATACGGAGTAAGTGCAGAGTTGTGTGCTTTAGTCCAACTTCCCGGCATTGGGGGTGTCAGAGCTAAAAAACTTGCAGCTATGGGAATCACGACTTGGGCAGATGTTATTCGTAATCCTGATAAAATTCAACGAGTCATCGGTGAAAAAAATGTCAAAAAAGTGGTGGACAGTGCAAGAAATTTATTAAGAGTTCATGCTACTGAATCGGAGTAATGTTTCATGTCAAACAAAATCAAAGAAAAATTGATACCTATCGAAGAGATTGAACTTAAGTTCTTTCGTTATCGTGACAAGGATAGCTTACCCACTTGTGCTTTATCTTTTCCTGAAAATCAAGTGTGCACCTTTCTTGGATTCAAATGTTTCGGTACAAAACCCCATTGTATGTATTCAATGAAACCCATCTACCGCGAAGAGTCTGGATTTTTAATTCCACTGACTGAATGTCCTTTATGGAATAATACCCAATCTTAAAAGGAGTTTATGGTGGAATTCACCCCCGAAATGGATGCCCGGATTGTGGAATTGTATACTGAACCTTTAATAAGGGGTTCCATTGCAGCCCAAGCCAGAGTTTGGAAATGCAAAGGTAATCAAATTAATTACCGTGCGAACCAACTGCAACTGATCCCCACTTCACGTAAAAAGAACAGTCAACGATGGACCACCAAAGAAATTGAATTACTACGCAGCATGGCGCATTTAACTCATAAAAAGATCAGTTCCCTATTTTCGGATATGGGTTATCAACGCACCCCCGACGCTATTGAAACCTTCCGAATTCGTGACGGTTGGAGAGCGCGAATTGAACACAACGAAATAGCTGTGGGGTATACTGCAAAAGGTCTTGCGGAGATTATGGGGGTTGATCCAAAGACCATTCAACGCTGGATTCGATTAAAATATCTTAAAGCCCAATCTGAAGGTGGAGATATTCGTATTGGGTTTTATCGCATCAAACCCAAAGCCATTCAAAGATTCTTAACAAACTATATCCATTATGTCGATCTAACAAAGATCGACAAATATTGGCTTATCGACATCTTGACATCGAGGTATTAAACTTATGTTTAAATACATCATTATTTACCTGGGTATTATCATCATCACACATGGAGTTTATAACTCCGACAATAAGACTTTAATAAAAGTTTACTTTTGGACATCCGTTGTGGGTATCAGCTTTTTGTATTTTATGGACAGTATTCATGCACTCTTCCTTTTTTGTTCAACAATGATACTTTTCAATCTTCATCAAGAAACTTTGGAAGATATACAACGACGTGAACAAGAAGAAACCGCTAGAAGATTGGAATACGAAATTCGTGAAAGTAAAAAAGCACTGGAAAATTGGAGATCGACTCCTGATCATTTTTAACTATTGAGACTTTAAAACTTTTATCGTATAGTATAAATATATTTATACTATACGATAATTTTTGGAGAGTTTACTATGAAATTTTACATTCACTGGATTTGGATTCTTTGGAACGTGGCTTATGAAGAAGCTTATTGGACACATTGTGATTTATCAGATCGATTTTGGATGTATGTGTGGGAACAATTCAAACAAGATTAAAAACCCGAATCTTTCAATTCGGGTTTACGGAGAATTAAGCATGAAGTGAAATACTATTCCACAACAAACTCCATCATACTCGAAAATCGTGTTGGTGTCAAATAACATCTTAAAAAACGTTGAAATGGAACGGTTCAACTCGACATCCACGGAAAGCCACCAAAACGGCGATTTTAGCCACTTTGATAGCGACCCGCTACGTTGATATTCCCGAAGCGTTTAAATGGCTACAATCGACGATTTGACGGGTTGTGAGACGGATTACATGAGTGGATTACGGAACACTGTGAACGGAACTCGAAACACGGTTATTTTCACAACATGCAGTTCGAATATTAGTATATTAGCATATTCTAATATGCGGTGAAATTCGTTTTATTTTCGAAAGCTGTTTATAAAATATTCGAAATGAATTTATTTTAGTATCCATGTCCAATCTTTAGAGTGTAGTCAGCTAATAAGAATCAGATGTCGGGACGAACCAACACGACCTTCGAAGAAGGGAGTTGTTGTGTTTGTTCAGACTCCTTATTAGCTGTCTGTCCGATGGACAGACTGTTGATGATGAATTTAAGAATTAAATTCAGATCTGCTCACGCGGGGTTCAGCTTTTTTATTATTTCAAAAGCTCTGTTCCGTGTTTGTTCAATATACATTCAGCGGCGCAAAAGCCAGTCAAATGGCTGATGTTCTGGCGGTTTGTTAACTCAGGTAGCTCAAACAACTAACCGAGGTAGCTCAAACAGCTAACCGAGGTAGCTCAAACTAGCTAACCGAGGTAGCTCAAACTAGCTAACCGAGGTAGCTCAAACTTTTTAAGCTTTTTAAAAGAAATTTACATCAATCTTTTTAAGCAGTTTCAATACGTTAAAGACAATAAAACCGACTCAAACAAAGAGTCGGTTTATAAAAGTTACTACTTAAACTGGTAAGTTTTTTCGTTCCACGGGTTTTTTGTATGTGTCAATAAAATCTTTAATGATTCGTGAACAGTAGTTCGACATACTTCTACCATCTTCGTCAGACAGTTTTTTAAGTAGTTGTTTACCTTCTTTACCGACCACGACCATGATACGATCATCGGTATTTTTAGCTGGATATTTTTTTGTGTCCACAATTGACTCCGGTTTAAAACTTTGGTAAAGTGATGTTTAGATTAACCGTGAGTATAGTGTAATGAATAAGAATTTACAACTGGTTGATGAAATGAGTTCAGGTGAAAATAAAAATGTAATGTTTTTCAAACAATTACAAGTACATCAACATATATTACTCCATTTATTCAATCCATCAAACGAAGAAAGAACGTCTTACATTGTTCCAACAAAGCTTGGTCATGTTCGTATGCACATGAAAGAAGATTTTCGTGCAAACAAATTACCGTTACCCACGTTTGCTGAATTTAAACTATTGATTTCAATTCTTGAATTTTCACAAAAAAATGGAAATCGAAGTGTTGTTTTTAATTCTGCTAATGATTTGATCAATGCAATGGGTTACAGCAGTTGTCAAAAAAATATGGATTTGTTGAATCGAACCATTCAATCTTACCGTAGATTGGAGATTGAATATGAAAGATCTATTTTGTTGGACTGTGTTCCAGCGGATCACAATAAAATCAAGTACGAAAAACTAGCGATCAACAGAAGAGTTCCTAAAAGTAATTATTGTTCGGTTGATTTACAAATTTTAACGGGTTTGTGTAACGAAGAAAAAAATAAAAATACACGAGTTGTGGTTTTTAATTCAGACTTTTGGGAAATTTGCAACGACAAATACAGTTGGACGAAGGTTGTCAATTTATCCATTGTCAAACAATTCAAATCACCAAGACAATTACAAATTTATCTGTTTTTATGTAAGTGGATGAATCATAAACAACTGACTATTGGCAATCCATTAACCATTAAAGAGTTTATTACGGAAACTGGGTTGTATTTTAATGAGTCAGATCCTAATCGCTATACTAAGTTGGCGACTGAAATAAAAACTACGTTGGATCTTATTTACCAATTGGATTTGGAATGTCGTAATCAAGATCCTAAGTTTGCAAATAAAAATCAGCAATGGAATGTTAAGTTGCGTGAATCTTCGTTTAATAAAAAATTATCGGATGAACGCCGAATTCAATTCGTATCACCTAACATGTACTACAACCCGGATATGCGTAAGGATGAATGGCTTGAGTTATTTCCGACATTAACTAATAAAGAATGGGAAGTTGCTACATATTTACATTTACCACAAAGGAAATCATTACCACCGGCATTTGTTGAAAAAGTGAAGCAGCAAATCTATAATTATCATCCTGATCCGTATGCGGATTTATAAACATCTTTTGGTATAACTCGTTAGGAGATCAACATGATTAAACAACCATTAAAATTGAATTACCTTTTTTCCACGTTGTTTTTAAATCCAACAACTGACAATCGTACTAAGCAGTGTGCCATTGCACGAGATAGTGAAACACATGTGTTTAATGGAAGTGTTTTGAACGTACCAAGTGAGGTAAAGCCTTTAGCCCATTTAGCTGAATTTAAATTGTTGATGAGCCTTTTACAATACTCACAACATATCAATGCTCCATGCGTTCAATTTAGATCAATCAATGAGTTACTGAAAACAGTGGGATACACGCCAAGCGGTTTTGGGATTAATGCGTTTTACACAATGATTAACACCTTTAAATTCACTACGTGTGTATTTAAGACTGAATCTTTTTTCAGTAAGTTTGATGTTTTAACAAACTGGGAAACTGAATGTACACCAGTAGGTGTACAATTTAATCAATCATTTTGGGAATTGTGTCAAGGTGCTTATGCACTAGAAACAGAAAAAGATATTTTAAATAAATTTTTCACAGTAGATTTAACTGTGCTCAAACAATTAAAATCTCCGAAACAACTACAAATATATCTATATCTTTGCAAACATTTAAATTTTAAGAATTTTTTTAAAAGTAAAAAATTCTTAATAGAAGATTTTATAAATGAAACAAATTTACATTTTAATAGCAATAAGGTTTATTCACTGTCTTTTGATATTAGAAAGACTTTAACAACAATAAATCATCAATTGCCAACAAGGTTAATGTTGAATGAAATTCTTTTCAAAGATTCACGTCAAATACAATTTCTTCGTTCTTATTGTTAAACCATGAGGTAGATAATCATGTATCAACACTATGATAACGACACGTTCTTTAAAGCCGTTCACTGGGCTAAACGAAATATTCGTAAGGGTAAATCTCGTTTAAACACTTATAAAGCAGCGGAACGTTATTATGGTGTTGATGCAGATAAAATTCAAAATTACTTACTCAAGTATGAAAAAGATTTTATGTCAATTGATTACCGTAAATTTACAAATTATACGGTAGAACAATATTATTTTAATGAATTTAAAGAATACGTTGATAAATTAGAAGATTATGTTGATAAATTAGAAGATGCATTAGATGAACAAAATGAATATATTGATAACTTGGAAAATGATTTAGATGAATTAAAAGGATATGTTAATAAATTGGAAAATTACCTCGATTGTAATTGGTAAAGTTGATATGCAAAACAAAAAAGGTATGTTATCGTAATTGTCATCAACAAAAGGAATAATCATGGAAACCTTTGAACACGAACTTTCCCAGTTAATCAATAGATATTCCAAAGAAAATCAGAGTAATACTCCAGATTTTATACTGGCCCATTACTTAGCCAGTTGTTTAGACATCTTTAACTTTGCATTAATTCGTCGAACTCAATGGTATCATCATGATCAGCCTTTAGCACCCAAACAGTTTACATTCTTTAAATCATATAATAATTTTTGAGGTTTCAAATGAAAATCATGGTATGTTGGTCCACGCTGTTACAGTATGCTAAAGAGTTAGCTATGGCTGAAAAATCGGGTAATCCAGATCTTATTGCCGTAGCGAAGAAACGGCATGATGATTATGTGGAAATGTGTAAAGAGGCCGATGGCATGATGTTAAATGCAACCCGTAGTGCCGTTAATTTTTAACTAGGTATAATGTCACACGTATCCACTACCGGAAGATTTAAAATGAATGAACAAGCGATTGAAGCTGAAATTCAAAGTAAGAATTTAAACGCACCTCGATTGTCACCTGAACTGATTGATTCAAGGATTGAAAGTGAAGATTATTACGTATTCCCCAACACAACATTAACCGTATGTTGTTTAACATTGAAAAACGGTTACACCGTAACAGGTGAAAGTGCATCAGTTAGTTTGGAAAATTTTGATGAAGACTTGGGTAAAAAGATTGCCCGTAGTCATGCGCGTGATAAGATTTGGGCATTGGAAGGTTATACATTGAAAGAACGTTTGTGGTTAAGTGCTCAAGTATAATCAATCCACACCCCAACAAAGTCATTGACGGGGTACTTGATAAGTAGTAAACTGGTTTTTCCGTGGTGCAGTTAACACTTCCTTCGAAAAGTCACAAGTTCGAATCTTGTCACACTGAAAAGTGTGTTGATGTTGGAAGACTTGAGCAATAGTGTTAACGTCAACTTACCGGACGATTTGATTTTGGGTGGTGCAGAATACAGTTACTTCATTTGCCTTGTAAGCGAACACGATTATACTGTATTCAAGATTTTCCCCCAATAGTTTTTCCGTGGTGCAGTTAACGGTTACTTCAATGGGACTTGATGTCGTAAGTTCGAATCTTACCGTCCTTCACAAAGGACGTAGCTCAGTGGTAGAGCGCAAGTGAAAAGCACCGTTAACGCTTGTTTCCCGGACAAACACGATTTTCGTGGTGTAGAAAACAGTTACTTCGCCTTCTAAGCGGGATGTCACAAGTTCGAATCTTGTCATTCACTTCGGTGAATGTAGCTCAGTGGTAGAGCGCCTACGTTACTGTTTTCGCTTGTTTCCCGAACTTTCACTGTTTGTCCTTACATGTTGTCCATGTGAGGTCTTAATATGCAACTCAATACCAAAGCTAAATGTACCACCTTCACTCATGAAGGTGCGCCCGCTATTCCGTTGACTCCCATTAAAGAACTACGCCGTGCTGTATTGGCATGTTTGTTGTGGGAAGATCAGTTTTATGAATCCGGTCAAGATATTGGAACTCGTATTAAAGAGTTAGTGGTCAAATGCAAACCGGAAGATGTATCCGCTTTAGCGATTGAATCTCGAACTCAGTACCGTATTCGTCATGCTTCATTGTTATTAGCACGAGAGTTGTGTCGTCATCCCAAAGCATCGGGACGTTTGGTGGGCGATACAATCTTTAATGTCGTACAACGTGCGGATGAATTGGCTGAATTTTTGTCACTGTACTGGTCTGATAAAAAACAACCGTTATCCAAACAGGTGAAATACGGATTGCAACGAGCATTCCATCGATTTGATGAGTACGCTCTGGCAAAATATAATCGTGATAAAAGCATCAAACTCTTGGATGTCATGCGATTAGTCCATCCCAAACCCGCGAATGAAATTCAATCAGCATTATGGAAACGTCTCCGTGATGGGGAATTGAAAACTCCCGATACATGGGAAGTGGCATTATCCGCCGGGGTAGATAAGAAGGAAACATTCACTCGACTGATTGAAGAGAAGAAATTGGGTTACTTAGCGTTGTTACGTAATCTACGTAATATGCTACAAGCCAACGTAGATGTTGACTTAATTAAGAATACACTAATATCTGGTGCTAAGTTCTCTAAAGCTCTTCCGTTTCGATTCATTGCTGCGGCACGACATGCCGTGTCATTGGAAAAGACTTTAGATAAAGCGATGCAATTGTCAGTCAGTATGCTGCCCAAATTACCGGGTAAGACCATTGTATTGGTAGATGTCAGTGGATCGATGGTGGGAACTAAAATTTCCCAAAAATCCGAGTTAGATCGTTTGGATGCTGCGGCTGGATTGGCAATCTTAGTGAATTCATTGGCTGAAGAATGTGTTGTATATACATTTTCCAGTGATGTCATTCGGATGCCCCCACGCCAAGGCATGGCATTACGTGATGCGATTTGTGCCACTCATCACGGTAACACACTGTTAGGTCGTGCTATTGAAACGATGAATAAAGAGTCATATGATCGTTTGATTGTGATTACTGATGAACAATCACAGGATGTTGTATCCTCACCCAAGAGTTTAGGGTATATGGTCAATGTCGCTTCATACCAAAACAGTGTGGGATATGGCTCATGGATTCGTTTAACGGGATTTTCAGAAGCTCTGGTTCAGTGGATTCAAGCATCTGAATCTTTAACTTGACATATAAAATACCATACGTAACCCGTATGGTATTGGAGAATTTTATGAAGTATAAAAAGATTATTTTATTATTGACAGTATTGATATCTAGTTCTGTTTATGGTGAATCAAACAATCAACATTGTAATAAATCAAATCAAACTAAACATTACTATGAACGTCATTATGACCGTCATAAAGAATATGATCGACAAAGATCAATAAATCAAACACGTCCCACTGTTAAAATCACTCCACGCAAATGGAAACCTCAATACTAAAATGTTTAAAATAAATTATCCCAGTAAAAAAGAGTATGCTGAATTATTAAATGATATGGTGACTCAATTTTTTGAAAAACAAAAAGAGTTTTATTTAAAAAATTCAATAGGAGATCCAAATTTTGTTTTTTATGTGGGGATGAAAGAGTGGTATGCAATACGATTAGTCGATCTACATAGTAATTATGCACCCACTATTAGAATCGATGGTGATTTACAGTGGTTTAACAGTCCCGTGATTCGTGTCACTAAAGATTCTTATTTTCATCTTGCATTAAAAGATTGAGTTTGACGCGGTATCATTAATATGCTATGATGTTAAATCCCGGTGAGTATCACGGGTTTTATTATTTAAAAAGGTGTATTTATGATGTTAAAAATGGAAGGTTATGAACAACCTTTAATTAAGTTGTCTGAATTACAATTTTCAGTGTATGAAGTTGTAAAGCAACTACAACCTGTCAACATTGAAACACTAAGGAATTCTTTAAAAGAAGTTAAGAAATCATCTTTAACTTCTGCTTTACGATCTTTAAAAGAAAAAGGTTTGATTCTGCATGAAATACCTTTTTATAAAACAACCGATAAAAAATTCTTTAATTTAAAGAATAAAGAACCTGCTAATGAACCGAAAATGGATTGTTATTCCATTCAAGAACAATTGGAATGGAATAAAAGAATTCTACAACAAAAAGCATTACGCGAAGCTCGTATGAGGATTAATTTGTGAAAACCATTATTGCGGGATCAAGAACTATTACGGATCTTAAACATGTGGAAGATGCTATTATCCGTAGTCAATTTCAGATTACTGAAATTATTTCGGGTGGAGCACGAGGTGTAGATACATTAGCGATGCATTATGCGCAACAAAATAAGATACCACTTACCATCATGCGAGCCGATTGGGACAAGTTGGGTAAGTCGGCTGGATTTCGTCGCAATGCCACCATGGCTACCATGGCAGATGCTTTAATTGCATTGTGGGATGGTGAAAGTCGTGGAACATTGCACATGATTAACGTTGCTAAAGAACGTGGATTGAAAGTCTACACTCACTTTTTAGGAGAATCTACATGATTCATAAAGCCGATGATGGACATCATTATTTCGATCAAGGTAAGTATTCCAATATCCCATTAAAGCATGTCCCCACGGAACATTTGGATGTCATGATTGAAAACTGGCACACATCTAATAATTTAGATAAGTTAAGAGCTGTAGCCATTTGTTTGGATTATAAAATTAAAAGAATTCAAGATGCTGTTGATAAAGCAACAACACCCGCTAAAGTAGATGTTGCAGTGGCAAATACAATACGGAGACGTTAAAATGAGTCAACTAGAAAATGTAATGGCTGATGCTATTAAAGATGCACATGGTAGTATTGGTCAAGCGACTAATTTTGTTTTAGAACAAATGCCAGATTTAATACAGCAAGCGATGCTGTGGTACGCAGTTTCATCATTTTTCATCATGTGTTTTTGCATTTGGTATTGTGTTGCATTTTTTCGTTATGTAAAGAATTTTGATTTTAATATTTTAAATGAAGATGAAGCTAAAGGAATACTTTCTGTACTACATCTTATAATAGGTTCTGTGGCATTTGTTTTTGCTTTTTTTTGTATTTTTTTAAACTTTGATTGGTTGCAGATTATTATTGCACCTAAATTGTGGTTGGTAGAATTTGCTGCACAACTTACTAAATAAAGGTGTAATATGATATCTTCAGCAAGACCCACACATTGTACGCTTTGTGAAGAAGTTTTATATTATTTTGAAGATTTACGATATGAACCTGAATTTGTCATTGAACTCCGTGATCCCAAAAAGGCCATTGAACTCGATAGTAAAACTACAAAATTTTTTGTTCATCAAAGTTGTTGGAATACCTTTTTAATCGAACTTAAAAATATTTGGAAACAAAACGATGGCATTGAAAGCACTGAATCAAAATGACATCATTGCTTTAAAACAAGCAGATCATATCGTTATTTCTCTCATCTATATCCACGGTAAACAAAATATTGCACGAATCTTATGTGCTAAGCAGATTGCTCCAGAAGAGTTTAAAACTTGGGAAATCTACGCCGCTTCGGCCATCATGTTTTTAGATGATGCTTTAATTGTGTCCAATGCGGAATGCCAGTTAACCATTGCCAACAGTTGTGTAGATTGGATTTGGCAAAGTATTGTTGGACAATTATTTGCTGGAGATGAAATTGAAATATTATGGAATCCCGATGAATATTCTTCGTATGAATCGGTTCAAGCAGGTTGGCATGGTGACTCTGTCAAACTCATTATATATCGCAAACAATTCAGATTTCATTACTTGATAGGTACTAAATTAACAACTACGGAAAATCGTTTAATTAAAGGATTAAGAAAACAACCCACTCAAGAGATGTTTTAAGATGTGGATACCACTACATCACACCATTGTTTTATTATTGACCACGGCCATGCTTTTTTATTTACTTCCTAAATGCAAGATTCAATGGCAACTATTAGTGATATTCATTTGGTTATGGGGTGTCAGTTGGTTGATGTTCGCCAATTATCAAAAGAATGAATATCAGATTTTTATTCCCAGTAAAAACACTTTAACGGAGATTTGAAATGCTATATAAAAAAATTAAAAAACCTCCAGTCGTTATCAATGCCACGATTAATAAAGTCATCGTGGAAGTTAAAAAGATTCCAAAACCCAATCACATCCAACGAACTAAAGAATTTTTAATTCATTTACGAAAGTACTTTCCAGTCTTTCAAAAATATCAACCATTAATGATTGGAGTCGCTAAAGAATTAGTACCCATATTTCCTGAGATTCCCAAGCGGGTGATTAACACTGCATTGCATTTACACACCAACTCAAGAAAATATTTAAAGAATTTAGCAAAAGGTTATGATCGAGTAGATTTATCGGGTCAAATGATTTCAACGACTGATAAGGTGAGTGTTCAAAAAGCTAAAAAGAGTTTAGCATTGTTGTTTAAAAAGTCATAGTATTGACTGTTGATATAGTGTATAATGTTCCCACTGAAAGTATATTCCACATGTTGTTTATTTGGAGAATCCAATGAGTCATTTTGAAATCATGTTAGTAAAACCTCATGAAGTTATTGTTGTTGAAGGTCGTAATCCACGAATGACGTTGCTCAATATTGAGCAACTAGCAGAGTCTATTGAAGAAAATGGTGTTCGTAATCCCATTAAGATTCAAATGGGAGATGAAGGTTATGAATTGGTAGATGGACATCGGCGTTTAGCGGCATGTCAATATTTATATGACACTAAAGAATTGCTAATTAATATTCCAGCAGTCAAAGTAGATCATAAAAACGAAGCTGACATTTTAGTGGAAATGATGGTCAGCAATGACAGTGAACCATTTGCACCGTTTGAAGAAGCGACTTTGTACGCTCGGCTGCGTGATCAGTTCAAAATGAATAATGAACAGATTGCCCAACGAGTGGGTAAGAGTGTCAGTCATGTCAGTGATAAACTGGCATTGCTTCGTGCCGATGAAACGTTGAAAAGAGCAGTGGAAGAGAAAGTTATTTCCGCATCTGACGCAAATACAATTGTTCGCAAATCCAAGGGATCTACGGAAAAGCAAAAGGAACTGGTACAACGGGTTCAAACTGAAGGTCGTGAACAAGTCATTGACAAGGAATTGAAAAAAGGTCGTTTACCCAAACCGGCTTGGGCATTAGCGGAACAAGCGCATGATGAGGTGTGGTCATGTGCAATGAATCTAAACAGGGAAGTCTGTATGGGCGCATTGGACAGTGAAAATGTACGTGAATGGTTAGAAGGAACATTCGAAGAAAATGTGGATGAAGTCATGTTTGCATTTGGTTTGGGACAATTGGAAGTGTTTAAGAATATGAGTTCATTGTCCATGAAAGAATTATGGGATCGACTTGAAGAACGTTTGACAGGTAAATAAAACTTCTCCAAATATAAAAGCCCCAATTATCGGGGCTTTTTAAATTTTAAAGGTGTTATTGTTTTATTATTATGTATAGTGTATAATGTTTCACCCATAAAAATTCACGGAGCAATACTCGTGCAAGAGTATAGTTTTGAAATTGTACGTCCGTATGTTATTAACCACCTCAAAAAACATTATTGGAAATTAGAATCTTACATGGATTGGGAAGATGCTTTAGCAGAAGCCCAACTACAATTCATCCGCACCATTCGGCGATTACAAAATCGTCAATGTCAGATTGAAAATGAAAAGCATCTGATGTCGTTGTTCAAGACCAGTTGGTCAAATCATTTTATAACGTTAGCCAATAAAGCGACTAAAGAACGTTTTATTTCCACTACTGAAAACAGTGAACAACAAAGTGTTCAACTGGATTCGTTAATTGCAGATTTAGATAACGATGGATTGGTTCAACAGCTTTTACAAAAAGCACCGTCCGATGTTCGCCAAGTTTTACACATATTGTTGAACGCACCGGATGATCTTGTTGTGTTACTACAAAACAGTTTTCATGACAATCCTGAATTATGCAATATGATGTTATGTCGGTTGTTAAACAAGAATCCACAAACCATCAATTTAATTCAAACAACGCTTGACCATTTGGGGATAGAGTGTTAAACTAGAGTTGAAGTCAGGTATGTTCACATGGGTTGAATCGTCAACCCCAAACAATTTTATTGACCTTAAATAAAGGTGTCTCACAATGACTAATGCATTCGAATATGTAGTTGAAGTTCTTGAAATTGTTCAAGAAGAAGATGAAGATCGTGATATGTTTTTCCAACGGGTTGCTTCGCAAATTCAAAATTTGCCAGAAGCGGGCTGGAATGAACTCCCGGTAGAATTGCAAGACTGGTACAACAAGACCGCCGATATGCTGGCCGATAGTGAAAATGAAGTTGAATTCACTGACATTCCCGGTTTCGGTGAACCCGTTAAAACGGTGGTTAAAAAGGTTAAGGCTAAGGTAGCAAAGCCCGTCAAAGCGGTCAAAGCCGTTGAAGTTTCCGATGAAGAGATTGAAACTTCAGAAGAGACGGAAGAGGAAACTGAAGAAAAGCCAGAACCTAAAAAGCGTGGTCGTAAGCCTTCTTCGGAACCCAAGGAACCCAAAGCTCCAAAAGAACCAAAAGGTCCAATTGCAGCCAATGCAGTCCGTGAAATCATGTGCGAAGATATGAGTACGACATTGGATCAGTTGATGGTGAAGTTGGAAGAACGTGGCGTCGTTATGCAACGTTCCAGTGCTCAGGTAGTTCATCTGAATACGGTACGAGCGTTTGAAGTTGCCATTGAACAAGGTACTGTTTCCAAGAGTGGAAAAGAAGTTTTGAAAGCAGTTTAAGATTTCTGTGTGTAATAGCCCCCAATTGGGGGCTATTTTAATGGAGTTTGCGATGGATATTGATTATGAGTTAGAGTCATTCTTAACAATGAAACATCAATTAAGATTATTATTACAGATTTTAAACAGTCATATTCTTCCAAGTTCCCATTTTAATGAAGAAGATAAAACTTCATTAGTTTCAGCATCTGATTTAATCAGTAATGTACATTCTTCATTGGAAGATAGATTTCAAAAAAATTTAAAAGGTTCATTTTATGAGTGAGGAAGAGTATTTAACGATTCAGCATTTTGTGAATTATCATCGGTATCCCATTACCAAAAACTTGTTATTACAAGCGGAACGTGAAATTTTAACGAAGTGTCATACCGAAAGAATTAGAATCAAAGTCATTCACCATTTAGGTGCTCAGCGTTTTCCAACAAGAGCTTACCCACGTTGGGTATTGGAAGAGTACTTTGTATTATGGGTTAAATAATGCTTGACGTGAAACAGTTGTTTCGTGTACAATGTTTTATGAATTGTAGTTTTTATAATGCATCCCACACAAGAGTACTTTAACATGACTGAACAACTGGTTTACTTGCCGTGCAATAAAATTGCTCCCAATCGTTATCAACCCCGTAAAGAATTTAAAGTTAAAGAACTAGAAGAGTTAGCTGAAAGTATTGAAAATCAAGGATTGATTCAACCCATTACAGTGCGGAAAGCATCAGATCTTGCTGACGAATGTGAATATGAGTTGATTGCTGGAGAGCGTCGTTGGAGAGCGACCAAGGAAATTTTAGGTAAAGATAAGATCCGTGCTATTGTTAAGGAAATGACGGATGAAGCTTCGCAAGAAGCGGCGATTACGGAAAACTTGCAACGTCAAGATCTTAATCCAATGGAAGAAGCCATTGCACTGAATCAGTTGATGGATCATTTTTCTTTAACACAAGATCAAGTTGCGAAGCGTTTAGGAAAATCCCGTAGCTACATTGCCAATGTGGTGCGTTTAACGCGCTTGAACAAAGAAGTGACTGCACTGATTCAAACAGGAACTTTAGATCGATCTAAAGCAACCGCACTGTTAGCGGTAACTGAAGAAGGTAAACAAACGGAATTAGCAAAAAATGCAGTGTCCAAGAATTGGACTGTGGAAAAGCTGCGGGTTGAAATTGAAAAAGTGGTTGCTAAAGACGATCCCAATAGTGAGAAAAAAGTAGTTCGTAAAGAAATGAATGGTAAGATCGTTACTGTGGCAACTCCCAGTAAAGGTCATCGTCGAAAGCTGACACAGACTTTGCAAGCTCAACATTTTGTATTAGTAGAATTGGATAAGGTAGAAACTGTAAAAGATTTTGTGGATTATATGACGGAGCAAGAATGGAAATGTTGGACGGGTGACGCAGCAATTAAGCAGCTTGAACTACTCAAACAACCTGTTGAAAAAGTCGAAACCACTGCGGAGCCACTGATTGATTTTGAGGTTTCGGAATGAAATCTTTTAATAATGTCAAATTAATGGTCGCATGGGAATCTATTTTGGAAGCTTTGGGAATAGATCATGAACATGATCTTAACTTTAAAGAAACTCCAAAACGAATTGTCCGTATGTACAATGAAATTTTTGCGGGATTGTTGGATGGTGACTTGATTGAGTTGGAAGATCACATCACTAAAACATTTCCATCGCATTATTCGGGAATTGTCGCCATTAAAAATATCCAAGTATGGGGAACATGTCCCCATCATTTTTTACCCGTAGATTATACAGTGGATGTTGGGTATCTTCCAGGTGAAAAAGTGTTAGGTGCCAGTAAGATTCCACGGGTCGTTGAAGTGTTAGCACAACGACCTGTCTTACAAGAAGATCTCACCATGGATATTGTGAATTACTTGGAACGAACTCTCCAACCCAAAGGCGTGATTGCTCAAGTAAAAGGTCGTCATCACTGCATGATTGTTCGGGGGATTAAAAAGCCCGATACTTGGATGTCCACATCTTCTATTACGGGAGTGTTTCATCAAACAGCCAGTTTAATTCAGGAATTTGAAAACATGCCGTAAGGTATAAATTCACTGATAGCTCACTTATTGTTAGATAAAAGTAAGTATTAGAGATAATACTTACTTTTTTAAAGAGTTAAATTTAAAGATATGATTAATTCTTACAAACTTGAAAGTACACTAGAATTCATTTCAGCTACTACAAAAAAAGATTATGGTAATTGTCCATTTTGTGGTGAAAATAACAACAGCCTTAATTTAAATGAATATAAAAATTTATATTGGGTATATTGTAAAAATTGTCATGCCGATGGTCCTTCAAAAATAATTCCAATGGAAGCTATAAAAGCTTGGCAAACATTGAATATTAAAGTTAATAAAGAGTAAAATATGAACTTAATTCATGTCCCCATTGAATTATTAGAAGAACGTTATAGTCAACAATGGTTTCATTGGTTTGATGCGGAGTTTAAAAAATATTCAATTAACGCTTTACATGTATTACCTCCATCTGGATTGGAAGCTAAAATTCAAACAGGTGAATTTTTGGATGTTATTGGAACACTGGAATTTAAAAGTGAACAGTTGCGTTGGATCTGTTCACTGTTTCGTAATGGACAAATTAATAAAGATACTGTATTTTTAATTGTTGACTCTTGGTTCCCTGGAATTGAGATGTTAGCATATTTACGGAACGCTTTGAAAATCTCATTTAAGATTGTCGGTATTTTTCATGCCGGAACATGGGATCAACATGATTTTATTACGAAGGTTGGAATGCGTTCATGGGGACAACACTGTGAATTAGCATGGTTTAATATACTGGATGCCATATGTGTCGCTACACAATTTCATAAAGAATTAATTATTAAAAGTGTAGATGAATCTGAACATGTAGAGTTATTACTGAATAAAATTAAAGTTACTGGATTACCCATTTATCCAGACTTTGTAAAAGAAATACCTAAAGAAAATATTGTGGTGTTTCCTCATCGACTGGCTAAAGAAAAAAATCCAAAACTATTTGATCAACTTCGAACTTTGATGTCTGAAAGATTTCCTGATTGGAATTTTATTAAAACAAAAGATGTAACTAGTAATAAATCTGAATATTATGATATTTTAAATCGATCTAAGATATCAGTATCATTTGCAGATCAAGAAACATTTGGAATTTCAATTTTGGAATCTGTACTATGTGGCTGTATTCCCATTGTACCCAATAAACTTTCGTATAAAGAATTGTATCCATCTGAATTTAAATATTCAGTAAAAGATCCTTATAGTTTAGTACATAATGCATCAATTCTTTTAGATCAAATTATTTCTAATTATGACAAATACAAAGAAAAACAAATCCAATTAGCTAATAAGGTACAATGGAATGGTGAAGAAGCTATTTTTAATATATTAAAGATTTGTATGGAGATTAGTAATGAATGAAGAGCTTTTAGAAACTTTTTGTAAAAGTTGCGTTACTTTTTGTGATACACACGACTTAGGTGTATACATGGTATTGGTTCACAAAGAAGGGATTGTTCATTTAAATAAACTTCCCAATTGGTCAGTCCTTCAGTACCAAGGACCGGATGATCAAATTAAGTTAATGATGGACGAAGATGAACCTGCCAAACAGTGGTTCATTCGATTAAGCAATACAATTGACTTTTTGGAAGAATTGTCAAAGGATACATCTTCTATGTCAGAACTTTCTAGTAATCTTAAAAACTTGTTGGAAAGTACCATGCATGAAGTTTTAAACGAATCTAAAATTAAAAATAAATTACATTGAGAAAATACGATGCATCAATATCAACAGTCTATCATTGTGAAAACACAGTTAGAAGCTCTTCATCAATGGGGAAATATCCCATCTGAACATCCCTCTCAATATTTGAAAAATTCTCATCGACATCTTTTTCAAATTGAACTCCGATTCCATGTTAATCATTCAGATAGAGATATTGAATTTATTGCATTTAAACAACAAGTAGATCAATTTATACAGAATTATTTTATACGAGATACTCAATCGGGTTTAATTAATTTACAAAATTATTCATGCGAGATGTTGGGAAATTTACTCATTCAAAAGTATCATTTTGATGGTTGTTACTGTGTTCAAATATTAGAAGATGGTGAAATGGGTTCCATAGTGGAGTACATCGAATGAATTTTGTTACTGAACAAAAATCTTATTTTTTTCCTGTTTTGTATCATGAGACTGAAGCACATAAAATTATTGAATGGAATATCTCCGTTCAATGTATTGATGACATTCCCACGATTGTCACGGTGTTTGGCTATACCGATGGTAAAAAACAAACAACGATGTTAAAGATTTTATATGGTAAAAATATTGGACGTAGTAATCAAACGACACCTTATGAACAAGCAGTATCTGAAGCTAAATCTAAATGGGAAAAAAAGCAGTTAGAAAATTATCGTCAAAATGTGAATGACACCATCCAACTGCTTCCCATGTTGGCGCATAAGTATGTAGATCATAAACATAAATTAACATGGCCCGTATATGGGCAAAAGAAATTAAATGGTGTAAGATGTTTAGCTTTTATTAAAGATGATACCGTCACATATATTTCTCGTAAAGGTAAAAAGTACGAAACACTCACTCATTGGAATGATGACTTGAAAAATCTGTTTCCCAGTGGTACAATACTGGATGGTGAAGCTTTTAACCCCCAGTTGAATTTTCAAGAAATTATTCGTCGGGTAAAAAGAGTTAAAACTTCCCGATTAAATATTGAAGATGATCCACTACAATATTGGATTTATGATGTTGTAGAAACATCTTTATCTTATGAAGATCGTTTAAGGTTTTTAATGGAACGAGATTCAACTCAATTAATTAAAATTGTACGGACACAACTTTTGGAATCTGAAGATCAATTAAAACGTTTTCATCAACAGAATTTAATTAATGGATTTGAAGGTACCATTGTTCGTTCGCGACATGGGTTATATAAACCGGACTGTCGCAGTTATGATTTATTAAAATATAAAGATTTTTTAGATGAAGAGTTTGAAATCATTGGAGGTCGTTCAGCACAAGGTCGTGATGAAGGAACTGTAGTATTTGAATGTAAAACGAGTACTGGACAAAGTTTTAATGTCCGTCCCAAAGGTACTTGGGATGAACGAAAAGATTATTTAGATCGTATCGATCAGTATGTGGGACAGATGTTGACTGTTCGATTTCAAGAAAAGTCAGAAGATGGTGTACCAATCTTTCCAGTTGGATTAGGAATTCGTGACTTTGAGTAAGTGCTTGATTTTATTGATATTTTTCTCCAGCCCAGTTTTCAATCTGTTCAACAGTTGCTTTTTTTGCAACCCATCCATAACAACTTGGTACTCTTCCTTGAACTACATCTTCTAAGGAAGAGCGCTTTAAATTAAAATCTCTACAAAACTTTGCTAAGTTTTTTACTAACCATTCTTGATTGGAAGGTGATTTAACAATATAATTCAAAGAACGTGCTTGTACAGCAGCAGCATTAGCTTTTAATATGTTTTTTCTACCTACTTCAGTTTTAGCAAAATCAGATTTTATTTGATAAAGTTTTGCTCGGAATTCTGGTAAACTCCAAAGTTTTTTATTTCTTTCAGATGTTTGTAATTTAGCCTTTTCAGTTACAGGTTTACGATTTTTAAGAAAACGATCAGGATCTTCTTTCCAACGACGTTTAATTGATTCACCACATTTAGCTTTATGCTCTGATGTAAGTGGCTTTCGTTTTAATCCAATACTACTAATGGCATTTGGTTCAAGATTATAACCTTTTAATGGATTAGTACATTCAAAATAATCCATGTACCATTGACTACGTTCCATTAAAAGATCTAAATTAACTTCTTCAAGAATAATAAATTCAAAATTATCAACACCAAAAGAATTCCAATCATGTTGCAAAGTTTTTCGTTTATGTGTATTATAATTTAAATGATGTTTATGAACAGACCAACGACGTTCAATGTAAACACTTTCACCAACATAAACTTTTCCATTAGAATTACAACGAATTAAATAAACTCCACAAGTTTTATTCATTAGGAATTTTTCCAAAAATTGTTTTAAGGTATAATAATGTACCAGAAATTTATTAGTATGTCAATAAGTAAATATGAATCATGCAACAGTTGGATTATAAATTATAAATTATAAATTATAAATTATAAATTACAGATTCGCGATTTTGAGTAATTTGGGTGGTGATACCGACAACGTATCAGGCGTTGTCCTTTTAGTGTGTTATGTACAATTATGTACACAACATACTCTTTTTAAGGATTTAAAATGGAAACAAATATTCGAGAGTATGATGTGTATATTGTCACAAAAAATCATAAAGTCTTTATAGGAAATGTGTTTACAACATCTCCACAACAAGCCAAAATGAAAGCACTGGCTTTAAACAGTTCAAAAGATTATTTACAAGAATTAATTACCAATCAAACGGAGTATTCAGTTCTTGTTGAATTAAATAAAACCAGTGCTATTTTTAAATAATTATGAAAATTATTCCAATCACATTGGAGACTCAACAACGTTTATTCAATAGTCAAAAATTATTTGATTCTTGGATTCCAGAGTTACCATCCATTTATCAAATTGAAGTAATGTCACGTTGTAATTTTAAATGCCAATTTTGTCAGACTGGCATTCGTGATACTCCGTATGCGGGTGATGCATTTATTAATGAAGCTTTATTTCAAACGATTGTTGAACGAGATTTAGGTGGTAGTTCATTTATCGAATTACAATTTCGGGGTGAACCCACACTCAATAAAAATTTAAATAAATACGTAAATCTTTTACGTAAAAAAGTTTTTGTGGGATTTTCCACGCATGGAAATTTATTGCACCATGAACATGCATTCAATGCAGCATTGAACAGTCATTACGTAACAATCTCAATGGATGCTGGAACTAAAGAACTTTACGAACAATATCGTTTGGGAGGTGTTTGGGAACAGTTATTATTAAATATTGGTAAATTATTAGAATATCGTAGCACTTTCTTTTTTCCAATTATTGATTTTCAATTCATTGAGTTTGATGGATTCGAAGATCAAGTGAAAGAGTTTAAAGTTTTAGCAAGAAAATTGGGTTGGATGTATCCCGATAAAGATCAATTTTATCTTAATTCAAAAAGTACTCGAATTCGTACTATTAAAGATACGCAAGCAAAAGCCCCAAATAGCCATTTTACGGAGCTTTGTACGAACCCATGGTATAGCGTCAGCATTAAAGCGGATGGAGCCGTGGTGCCATGCTGCATGGCGTTTAACGATGAACCGGACATGGTATATGGCAACTTGCATGAACAGACACTCAAAGACATTTGGAACAGTGACAAAGTTAAAGAGTTTCGATTAAATCATCAATACAGTCAAAATTTACCCGTCACATGTCAAACATGTTATGCACGATCTCCACATAATTTACACCAAAATATCTTAAATGAAATTTTAAAGTTAAAGGTGTTGTGATGAGTTTTAATGCTCAGCTAGAAAAATACAAAAGAAAACAAATAAATCTTCAAAATTTAAAGTGGAAAAATCTTCCACAAGAATTAACGGATGCTGAAGAACTTTATCAGTATCCAGAAGATGACATTGTATTTAAAGATTTTGTAGTGAGCACTGACAGTGGAGCACATTCTTTATATAAAGAACATTTTGTGGTTGGAGATAAGATCTCCACACAAGCTCGACTCAATGCCGATTACAGTTACATTAAAACCAATGAATTTAAAAAATTCTTGGATAATTATATTGAACATTGTCATCAATTTAAAGATCTATATAAATTTTATGTGACGTTAGATATTATTAATAATCCAGAAGAAAGTTGGAAAATTACGGAATATATCGAAAGTTGTGGCTTGACCCCCATGCCCGTGTTTCATAACGGTGAAGACATTCATTGGTTGGAACGGATGGTGGAAAAATATCCATATATAGGAATTTCAGGTCTTGGACAAGATATTGTAAAAGCCAAATTTAAACCTTTTGGTGATGCTTGTTTTAAAGTGATTTGTGATAAACACGGAAAACCCAAATGTAAGGTGCATGGATTTGCGATGGGCGCACCTGAAATTATTAAAATGTATCCATGGTTTTCGGCGGATCAAAGTACCTGGACTTACATGGCGCGAGTAGGAAGTCTTTTGGTTCCCAAACCCATTATCAATGGTACGGAATTGGTAGATTATGATTATCTGAATATGTATAAAGTCATTCCCGTCACTCGGCGTCGAGATGTGGAACCTCATTATATTGACAATCTGAGTGAAACGGCTCGATTTTATGTCCAACATTATTTAGATATTAATAATATCTGTGTAGATGCGATTAAAGATTCATATCATTGGCGAGATGTAGCGAACATTCGATTGTTCAACAATATTCAACTTCATGCCAAACAATGGTATAAAGAGCGTTTTGATTATGAAGAAGGTGGCAATATTTATTTTGCTGGAACTGCATCGGGTGCGGGAACCAATCGTAGTCGTTTGATTCGTTTAATGCATGATATTAAGATTGATAATATTAACTGGTTGGTTACGCCCGTATATCCACAACATGCAGAAAATGTACGAATCTTAGCTCAATCATGGTTAAATGGACAGTGTTGGAAAGAACATTGGAATGAAAAACAAGCCAGTAAAGTGCGTAAATCCAATGTCTTTGTTAAAAATGTTATTGACAAACCCAAAGTGGTGCGTAAACCACTGGTTATTAGACGACCTCCCGTTGAAATCGAATTAACGGTAACGTATACCGTAAAAGATATTGTTGACGTTTCCAAATACGGAGTCATGCCATTATCCGCTATTGCACAAAATATTGTGAAAGAACTTTCGCAACAACGTATTGAACCTTACTTAACTCAAGAACCCAGTGTAAAGACTGTTCTTCGATTAAATAACGAACAGGTATGTGCTGATAACACAACCAAACTTCCACCCAAAAATGGATTCTTCTAATGAATTTAAATACGTTAAAAATCACATTAGATCAAGCTAAAAATTTTTTAGCGACCCAAGATTTTATTGCAATCTTGCAACATTTTGCATTTGATGATGATACCGTTACAGCATACAACGATATTACCGCATGTAAACTCTCTTTAAATACGGGATTGCAATGTACCATTCCAGGTAATCTTTTAATTCGTTTATTGAACACCTTAAAAAATGAAGATGTTGAAATTGAAAAATCAAAAACCAATACGCATGTGCATGTCATTTGTGGGCGAAATAAAACCAAATTGCCCATGTTACCTTTGGAAGAATTTGTTTTTAAACTGCCCGAATTAAAAGAAGCTCCCATTGAAATTCCAGCAGAGTGCATTGAAGGGATTAAAAAATGTTTAGTGAATGTCGGTGCGAATCCCACACGACCAGAATTTAATGGCATTAATTTAATCATGGCGAGTGATTCATTATGTTTATATTCCAGTGATGGAGATACCATTAGTCAATTTAAGTTGATGGATACATTTCCCATTAAACCAACTGAAGAAGTGCAAGTCATTTTACCATCATTCTTTTGTACCCAACTGAGTTCGTTGCATGGACCTTTAGCGGGAAAAGAATCCAATGTTCCCATGCAGTTTTCCAAGCAATGGGCCATTGCTGATTTAAGTAACAATCAACTCTTTACTCGTGTTATTGATCGTAAAGCGCCCAAGTACGAAGAAACAGTTAGTAAATTTTGTCCAGATATTGATGAATTGGAATTGTGGGATATTCCATTAGAACTGGAATCAGTCGTTAATCGCCATACGATTTTTTTAGATCCACAATCCGGGATTACCACAACAACGTTCACTGTATCCGGTGATGAATTGGATGTGAAAACAGTTTCGCAAGTGGGAACATGTCATGACATTTTACAGCTTCCCGTAAGCTTGGGCCAATTCACCTTTGCGGTAGATCCTAATTATTTATTACGGGGATTTAAAATTTGTAAAAAGATCACATTTCAATCCCATGTAGTCATTTTACAAGCCGATCATTTTATTCATCTCATCGCACCAAAACCTTTATAAGGAATAAGCAATGGGATTTTTCTTTGCTGAGGCTGATGAAAAGACTTCTAAACAAAAAAAGAATATTCCTCTTAACTCTGCTCGTGAATTAGGTTGTCGAGTTTGTCCTTTAAAAAAGGAAGCGAAGCATCCCGATTTACCACCCAATGGATCAGATCATCCTGCTTTTTATTTTTTGGGAGATACACCCGATACTGAAGATGATCAAAATCAACAAATTTTGAGTGGTAAAATGGGAGAAAAATTGAAAGAACAAATCCCCGCTAAATGGCGAGATCGTGTTCGTTTTAATACCGTCATTCGTTCAGCAACTCCATCTTCTCGAAAACCTGATGAAGTGGAAATTGAATGTTGTAGAAATTCTATTATAGCAGATATTGAAAAAACCAAACCAGCTATCTTAGTGACGTTGGGAACAGTTGCATTGCAATGGATTTTACAACAATCCGATGTAGCTAAATGGCGGGGACGTTTTGTACCCGTTAAAGTTGGACAACATATCTGTTGGTTATATCCCATGTACCATCCAAAAGATATTCAATTTAAGCAACGAATATCTTCAAATGGCAATATTATTCAAACGGAGTGGGATCATATCTTTGCTTTCGATTTTAAAACATTATTTGAATCTGCTTAATACTGGAGATTAACCATGAAAAACATGTTATCAACATCTCCAACATTAATTGAATCCGGTTATTTGGATCATGTGTACTGGAGTGAAGGTTTAAAATCCGATAAAGAACTTAAAAAAATATTGAATTGGCTGACTGAATTTGCCAATGAGAAATATGTTGCATTTGACTATGAAACGAACTGTTTGCGTCCATTTGAAGTCGATTCACGATTGCTGACCATTGCTATTGCTAATGATAAAAAATCTTGTGCGTTTCCCATTGAATATAAAAATGCATGGTCAAGCGAACAATTGACGACATTGAAAAAAGCATTAAAGACTTTCTTCAAAAGTTCTGTTAAAAAGATTTGTCATAATGTTAAATTTGAAATGGAATGGACAGCAGAGCGTTTTGGAACAGATTTATTATACAATGACACTTGGGAAGATACTCAAGCACAAGCGTATGTACTGGACGAACGACGCGGAATGCTGAATTTAGATGCATTAGTTAAAGTCTATTTTGGATTTTGGTTAAAAGAATTATCCAATTTAGATCGTTCACGCATGGAAAGTTATCCACTGGAAAAAATACTTCCGTACAATGGATTGGATTCTAAATGGACTTTAAAATTGTTTCATCAACAAGATCAATTAGTCAAACAAGAATCAAAATTATATAAAATTTATCAGATGTTATTAACATCTGCAGCTAGTTTAACAGCGACACAATGCCGTGGTGTGGTATTGGATTATAACAATCATGCAGAGTTAGCTAAACAATTCAAAGATGAATTGTTGGACATTGAAAATGGTATTCAACAATTACCAGAAGTCAAACAATTTCATGATCGTTTTGGACTCGCATTCAATCCAGGATCTCCTGATCATGTTTTGAGATGTTTAAAAAACATCATGGGATTGGATCATGAGTTACAAAAAGACACTGGTAAATATAGCACCGATGAATCCATACTATCCACATTAACGGATGTAGAACTTGCTCAAAAGATATTAGATTATCGGGGAATGAGTAAAAAGATTTCAACATATATTGAACCGTATCCGCAATATGTATTAGCCGATGATCGCATTCATACCAATTACAATTTGTATGAAACTAGTACTGGAAGACTTTCAGCAAATGACCCAAATCTTCAGCAAGTACCTTCCAAAACTGGAAAAGAAATTCGTCGAATGATTGGTGTTCCAAAAGATCATTGGATGGTATGTTCAGATTATGGACAAATTGAAGCTCGGATTATTGGTGTGGCTAGCCAAGATGAAGAATTCTGTAAAGCGTTGTGGGAAGATTATGATGTTCACATGGAATGGGCTAAACGCATTGCTGAAGAATATCCAAAAGTAGTGGGCGGTCAATCCAAGTTAAAAGATAAAGCCGCAATGAAAAAGTTCAGGGCTAAAGTAAAGAATTTGTGGGTGTTTCCCGCATTTTATGGAGCCAGTCCCCATTCCATTTCAAAAGGAATCGGTGTTCCGTTAGACATCGTACAAGATGTATTTCGTGATTTTTGGCGAACATTCCGGGGTGTCAAGCGCTGGCAAAAATGGATTTTAAGTAGGTATGATAAATTGGGATATGTGGAAACATTGACTGGAAGGCGGCGTCACGCACCCATGACGATGAATGCGGTATTGAATGCATCCATCCAAGGTTTTGCTTCAGATATTTGTTTGGATGCTTTGTGTCGTTTAGATCGTTTGGGTATTCAAACGGTGATGATTATCCATGATGATGTAACATCTTATGTGCATGATAATGATTTGGAAGAAGCTATTCCACTCATTGCAGAAGAGATGTGTAAAGTACCATTTCCATTTATCAATGTTCCCATTGCGGTGGAAATGACGTGTGGAAAAAACTGGTTTGATCAGGAAGAAATCGGTACATTTAAATCTACCGAATTTCATCATGTTCCCCATAAGTTGCAAGACTTCACTAAGCTTTATGACTTTACTTGATACTTGATAAATGTTAAACTACAACTCCACCGAGTTGTAGTTAATTCATAACTGAATTGGAGATCAAAATGCTAATTACGTGGAAAGTAGATTATGGTTATGTCAACAATGGGCCACATCAGATTCATATTGATGATGCGGATTTAGAGGAATGTGAAAATGACGAGGAACGTGAAAATTTTATTGAAGAAGTCATTCAAAATGAGTTTGAAAATAACGTGAGTTGGTATATCGTCAGCCGTGATCAACAATAAAACCGCCAAAGAGTGTTTATCCATTATCTGGACCGCTTTTGATGATAATTCAGAAGCGGCTATCCAGTTGCTCATGCAACTCAGCCAAGTCAAAGGAAATCAGAGTTTTCATGATTCCATGCGCTTGCTGTTAGATCTAGCTAAAGCTCAACATAAGGATCTTGTCAAAGATGAGTGAACTTAAACAAATCATTGTTTTTGATCCAGCACATTATGAACCAGGTGCAACATGTGTTCCTTTATTAGTTCCTAAAGAACTAGATTTAAAAACTGAATACCAACGAATGGTAAGTCAATTTCCACCAAACCAATGTAGAGAAACATTTGATCATTGGTTGCGGCATCAGTGTCATGCTACAGATGTAACTATTGATGTTTTTGATGTTGATTTAGGTGACTTAAGGACTTAAAGATGAGTAATCAAGATTTACATGTCAAATATCGTCCCGAAACATTTGATGAGATGATTGGACAAGATCATGTTGTGCAATCATTGAAATCTTTGTTTGAACAAAAAACATATCCCCATGCATACCTGTTTACGGGTAGTTCGGGAACCGGGAAAACTACCGTATCTCGTATTGTAGCCAAAATGTTGGGATGTGATTATCAAAATATTTTAGAAATTGATGCTGCATCTTTTGGTAAAGTAGAAGATATTCGTGAATTGGTAGCACGTTTGGATTATGCCACGTTTGGTACAAATCCTTTAAAATATATCATTATCGACGAAGCCCATGCGTGTACAAAATCTGCATGGCAGGCTTTTTTGAAAACCATTGAAGAACCACCGCCCCATGTATATTTTGCATTTTGTACCACGGAAGCGGACAAAGTACCAGACACTATTAAAACACGTTGTCATACATACACTCTTCGTGATGTGTCCATTGATAATTTAGTTGAATTAGTTAGTGTTATTGCCGAAGCTGAAGATATTAAACTGAATGATAAAGCTTTAAGTGTCATTGCTCAAGCGGCACAAGGGAGTCCACGTCGCGCACTCACATACTTATCCAAGTGCCGGGGTTGTGATTCAGTTGAAGATGTGCGTAATGTATTAGAAGAGCCGGATGAAGAAGGTGAAGTGATTGAGTTGTGTCGTTTATTAGTGGGAAAAGTTCAACCTACATGGAAAAATACCATGCGAATTATTAATTCTTTACAAGCACAAAATCCAGAGTCCATTCGTTTGATTATTATCAATTATATGGCAAAGGTCGTTATGAATGCTAGATCTGATGGAGATGCTTTAAAGATTTTAAATGTGATGAATGCATTTAGTCGTCCATACAATTCCAGTGAAAAGTTTGCACCTTTATTACTTTCACTGGGTGAACTTATTTTTGGAGATGAATAATGGAATCATGGGTATCACAACAAGATTTAACTGATTTAAAGTTGTATCATCAATGTACGGTCGGTTTACAGTTCAATAAACATGAACTGGATGAAGCAATTCTCCACCATGGAGAGTTGTTTTTTACAGTAAGTGAAAGAGTTGCTAACTACTCTTCCATTCGGGATGAAGCTAAAAAACGGATGGAAGAATCTTATGCACGAAACAGTTTACGTATTCGTGAACAAGCGACTGAAGAAGGTCGTAAATTGACTGAAGATTTAGTTAAACAACTCACTTTATTGGATGATGATTATAAAGAAGATTCAATATGTTATCTTCGTGCTAAATGGGAAACCGATGTATGGACTGCATTGAAAGATGCATATAATGCACGAGGTTATATGATTAAGGAAATGGCTGAATTATGGAAAGCCAGTTACTTTAATACGGAAGCAATTAAAGGAGGAACTGAAGATGTTCAATATGAAATACAAAGAGCTAAACTTGCTGAAAATCGTAAACCATTTAAAGATTTACTAAAACGACGAACTTAATCAGGTATAACTATTCCGTAACTTCATCAATTTTAAAGAGATACTGCAATGCCAAAACAAGATCGTAAACTGAACTTCAAACGTCGTTCTTTTGAAGCCAACAAAAAACGTTCCGAACAATGGGGCAACTTGCGTGATTCGTATTTAACGGATCATGTGAGTATGTGGAAACCCAGTGATGGAGAAAATTGTATTCGTATTCTTCCAGCGACATGGGATGATGCGGAACATTTTGGTTTAGATATTTTTGTTCATTACAATGTGGGGCCGGACAGTTCCGCGTTTTTAGATTTGAAGCGGATGAAAGGGGAACCTGATCCCATTACCGAAGCGTGTGAAGCCGCGATTGCTGAAGGGGATGATGAGTATGCCAAAGAGCTACGTAGCGTCAAACGAGTGTTGGTGTATTTGATTGATCGTGATAAGCCCAAAGAAGGTGTACAGATGTGGGCGATGCCATGGACGGTGGACAAAGATATCGCTACACAATCTACTGATTCCCGTACTCGTGAATTGTTGTACGTTGATGATCCCGATGATGGTTATGATTTGTATATTACCCGTGAAGGAACTGGCGCACGAACCAAGTACACGGTTAAGATTGCTCGTACTCCCAGTCCCATTGAACTGGATGATACTGCCATGGATATCTTGGAAAACCATCCATTGACGAATTGCTTGGTTTTCCACACATACGAACATATTGCTCAAGTGTTCAGTGGGAAAAAGCCATCTAAATCTGTTGTAGAAGAAACACCCAAAGCCACTGCTAAAAAAGCAGCTAAAGAACAACCTGATGTTGAAATTCCCACGTATGCTGAACTCATGTTGTTTGATGAAGATGCTTTGTTTGATTTAATCGAAGCTTTGAATTTAGACGTTGATGCGTCGGTGGCTGAATCGGTTGAAGAGCTACAGGAACTCGTAGCTAAAACTTTAAACTTGGAAAAACCAAAACCCGCTGCACGACGGACTTTCGCTAAGAAAGAACCGGAACCCCAAGTGGAAGAGGATGAAGCGGAAGAAGCTCCGGTTGAAGAATCAGCAAGTAAGGCGGGGTTGTCAAGTCGGTTAGCCAGTTTACGGAATCGTAACAAGTAGTTTGCATGATAACAATCAACTCGCTATTAAAAGTGAGTTGATTGTTTTAGGAGATTGTGAATGTCCAATCAAGCTAATTATATATATCAAAATATGATTTCTCATCTGATGTTGTCAGGTGAATTGATTCATACTCGTAACTCTGATTCTTATTCTTGTATTGATTATCCAAGAATTACATTTACAAAAACACCTTTAATCACAATTCGTAAAACTGCTTGGAAAAAAGCATTGCGTGAAATGGAATGGTTTATGTCTGGTGATATTAAATGTCCAGATGAACTTATGGATTGGTGGGATGGACAATTGGGATACGGTAATATGTACCGTGGTGGTTATTCAGATCAATTTAGAAAGAGCGGTCATACATATCATCATCAGTTTGATCAAATCAAATACATTTTAGATGGCTTAAAAAGCAATCCAAATTCTCGACGACTCATTGCCACGACTTGGAAACCGTGGGACATGGCAAACATTACCGAAATCAACAGTAACCCACATACACCTTCTACATGCCACGGCACACTCATTCAATTCTTTATTCGTGAAAATAAAGTTCACATGACTGTCGTGCAACGCAGTGCAGATGTGTTATTGGGTGTACCCCACAATTGGGTTCAATACTGGGCACTGCTGTTGTATTTTTCGTTTCATTCAAATCTTAAAGTGGGTTCTTTGATGTGGTTATTTGGTGATTTACATTTGTATGATGAAGATTCACATATTGCTACCGCACAACAGATTGTACAATGTCAACCTTTTAAAGATGTTTATCACGAAATAAAGTATCAATTTAGTGATGAAAATCTTTTAAATTGTCCTAAATTTAAAGCATCAGATTTTTCAATGGATGGTTTAATACCACAGCCCATTGTCTTAACTCGTCCCAAATTGTTGGCTTAAGGTGTTATATGGAACTCAAACGGCGTGAAACTACTCCCAAATTGGAAGAAGAAACACAAGGCTTATATTTTGCTCGAACTAAAAAGGAAAATTTAGAGTTCATTTCCAGTGGTAATTTTTTACTAGATTGTGTACTGGGGGGTGGATGGCCTTTGGGGCGGATGAGTAATGTGGTCGGTGATAAAAGTTCAGGTAAGAGCATGTTAGCTATTGAAGCATGTGCCAATTTTCACCAACAGTATCCCAAAGGAAAAATTATCTACTTAGAATCTGAAGCTGCATTTGATGAAGATTATGCGAAAGCTTTAGGGATGCCAGTAGATTACATTGAATTTGCTGGTGATAAATTACCAGATTTTACAGTGGAAGCATGGTTTGAGCATTTGGAACATACATTGGAAACGATGGTAAAAACCCAAGATCCATGTTTGTATATTGTGGATTCTTTAGATGCGTTATCAGATCGTGCTGAAAAAGATCGAGAAATTGACAAAGGAACTTTTGGTGCCAATAAACCCAAAATCATTGGACAATTGTTTCGTCGCACTGTTAAAGATATGGAACGATCAAGAATCCATTTAATGATTATTTCACAGATTCGTGATAATATAGGCGTGAGCTTTGGAGAGCAAAAAACAAGAACTGGCGGTCGCGCAATGGATTTTTATGCCAGCCAAATCTTGTGGTTGGCACAATTAAAAAGATTAGATCGTACCATACGTAAACAAAAGCGAGTGTATGGTATTCAGATTAAAGCACAATGTAAAAAGAATAAAATTGGATTACCTTTTCGTGAAGCTGAATTTCCCATACTGTTTGGCTACGGAATGGATGAAGCGGAATCATTACTCACTTGGTTAGAATCCATTGACTTTGACATTTCAATCTGGAATGAATACAAAGATGGTAAATTGACTCTTTCACAAAGTATTAAATTGTTAGAGTCAGATGTTCGTAAAAAAGTCATGCACCAAATTCGTGAAGTGGTGGCTAAAAATTGGGAAGAAATTGAAACAAGATTTTTACCCACTGTTCGTAAGTATTAATGTATCTGACTACGCAACCTTACATCAATCATGTGGAAAGTATGGCAATGACGGGGAAAAAAATCCCCCGTCGTCACCGTCCGAAATATCCACTAGAGTTTAATCCCGATGTGGCTGAATTATTTGGATATATTGTTCAATGCGGCACAGTCACATTTAAAACTTTTGAAACAAATTTTGTAGATTGTAGTCGATTTCCATTAATGGTAGATCGAATACGTACTATTTATACCCAACACTGGAATGAAAGACCTATTCGTAAAAACAGATATGGATTTCCAAGAATCTGTGGTTATAAAAATACTCGTTTTATTTTAGCGGTTTGTCCACAGCATTTTTTAAAACCGGGTTATGAAAGAGTTCCTAATTTTGTTTTTAACACGTATGACCAATTGCCCAATGATTTAAGTATTCCAGTCATAAAAGGTTTTTTAAAAGGATTGTTAGGATCTGCACCCAAGTTTTTTCAATTAATTGAAAACTCTGATAATACGAGTTATAATGGGTTACGACTGTTTTTTCGCAGTGGTCAGTTGTATGAAGAAACACTTTCATTGTTGCGGTACGTATTGAATATCTCATGTACTGCGGAAAATGGAACTTTTTTATTTGATTTAGATCAATTGGAAATTCTTAAACAAGAATTAGATTTAAATCATCCATCATGGTGGATTAAAGAATGAAAGCCGGTGGGGCGAAGTCCAAAGGAAATCAAAAATGTTAACTAGAGAAGAGTTGTTTTGGAATAAAGTAAATCAAGATGGCCCACTAATTCTTGACACACCTTGTTGGATTTGGACTGCTTATACTGTCCATACAGGTTATGGACAATTTTGGAATGGTGTAAGATTGATTTTAGCACATAGATTTTCATGGGAATTACATTTTGGCATTTTACCAAAAAATCTTTTAATTTGCCATAAATGTGATAACCCGGCTTGTGTGAATCCAGAACATTTGTTTATGGGAACACATAAAGATAACATGGAGGATATGATTGCCAAAAATCGAGATTATCACAATAAAAAATTAACCGATGCTCAAGTTTTGCAGATTTACAATAGTGTAAATCCAGCAAAAAATTTAGCTGAAAAATATAATGTTCATGTTGCTACGATTCATGAGATTAAACGGGGAGTTACTTATAAAAAGTAACTAAACATCAATTTAAAAAAATTGGAAGAGGTAGACAAAAATTAACTGACGAACAAGTCTTATTGATTTTTAACAGTCCAAAAACATTACGCCAACTTGGTGAAGAATTTAATGTAACACCAGAAATGATATCCTATATTAAAAAAGGAAAGTGTCATAGCAACATAACTGGGTGTGTATCGTGATTCCAGGAAGATCGAAAAACAAAGGAAATTCTTACGAAAACACTCTTGCCAAAGAGTTAAGCTTATGGCTGACTCATGGTGAGCATAATGACGTATTGGAAAGATCTCCAGCCAGTGGGGGTAAAGCCACCACAGCCCGTCAAAAGAATATTCAAGCCGATCACATTGCTGGTGACTTAATTGCAACAACAGATTCCGGTTATGTATTGATTAATCGCTTTGTGATTGAAGCGAAACACCAGAATGAAGTGAATATTAATATCAACGGCTTGGTATTTGGTACGAGTAAAGGGGGTGTTATCTCTTATTGGATTAAATTATTAGGAGAGTGTGATGCCACTCAAAAACTACCCATGCTCATTTTTCGACAAAACAACCGTCCCGCGATGATGGGTTTGTGTAAAGAAGGTATTGATTTATTTAAACTCAATCATCACACCCATGCCGTATTTAAGATTGGTAAAAAATCCATGTTTTTATTGGCGTATTCACTGTTTATTCAACATGCAGATCCTGATGTTTTAAGTAATAAATATTGACACGGTGGTATGGAAGTGTTAAGCTACTTGTGAGACTGAAACTCACAAGTAGTAAAGCACCTTATCGGTGGCTAGTTTGGAATGAAGTGGCGGAGACGCGCTTCGCTCGTTTATTACTTGTCGAGTTTCAGATTCCAAACTATCCAGCCCATAAGGTGTTTTTATTTATGTCAAATCAAAATTTGATTGTGAAAGTGTTTGAAGGTTCCAATGTGTTTTTTACTGAGGATGGTTATATCAATGCCACTAAAACTGCACAGAGTTTCAACAAAGATGTTCGAGACTGGTTATATTCAGTTGAAATTGTTAAGTATATCAACGAACTAACTAATTGCGGTAAAACTTCTAGCTTAGTTATTAAGCAACGTGGAAGATTTGGAGGTACTTGGATTCATCCAAGTTTAAAAGATGAATTTGAAAGATGGTGTAAATCAAAAACTTCAATCACAGCACCTGAGTTATATGTTGTATTGTTTAATACAGGTGTGATTAAAGTTGGAAAGGGTGCAAAAGGATTCAGTCGTGTTAAATCGCATATTTCGCAAGCACAATGTTTTGGAGTAAAAACTCTTCAATTTTTTATTGAAAAGAATCCAATAATTACTGAAGAAGAATTAATTGAGTTTTGTAACCAAAACGGAACTCTTCACCACGGAAATGAATACTTCACAGGTTTAGATTACAATGCTGTAGTTAATTTCGTTAAACGTAAAGTAGAACGAAAGCCGTTAAGGTTAGTAAGATCTAATAATGGATAAATAAAGAGTTTTGTATCACAATTATGTTTAAGGTATATTTATGATGTCCCATACTGAAATCCCATAAATCGGAGTTTTCCCATGAACATTGTTGAAGTTGATGATAGCTGGAAACAGCCCATTGAAACGATGCCGTTATTGCAAGCATTTCCCGATCTTTTAAAATTCAAAGAATCGAATGTTACGGAGTTTCGAGAATTCAGTGAACGTAAAGTCGTTCTGAGTCAAAACCATGAACGGCTGTTTGGTGTATTTAATGCCAAAAGTGTGGTGGTTCCGCATACTGAATTGGTGGATATTTTAAGTGATGCATACCACCAACTGTACAAAGATCAAGAAGGGACGATGAATGTCATCTCCATGAAAGATGGTGCGGCTATTCAAATTGAAATGGATCTTCCATTGGAACGGCCATTGGATATTGGTAACGGTGATAAATCCAATTTGAAATTATACGCATATAATTCTTATGATCACAGTATGGGATTGAAATTACGTACCGGAGTCATGCGATTGATCTGCATGAATGGCGCGATGATTGGTGATCAAATTGGTAAACTCAATGCGCGAGAGTTGCTTGATGGTTGGTCAACTCGTTCACTGTCCGCAAAAGTTCGTCGTTTAATTGATAACAGTTATAAAGTGACCGATGTTTGGCAGAGTTGGTTAGATGTGGATGTGCCATTCAGTGCGGCTGAAAAGGTGTTGACTCGTTCATTTCCCCGTAAGTTTGTGGAACCCGTACTGGAACCCACACTCTACCCAATGAATATGTATGATTTGTATAATCATATGACGCGGCGCAGTACTCACGATACACGAACAGATCGTAGTAAGATCTTGTTCGATACGCAAATCAGTTCCATTTTTTACGGAAACAAACTAATTAATGCGATTCGTGAAGCGGATCCATCTTCACATGTAGATCGAGCTGATACAGTCATGCAAGAAACTTATTTGAATCATGACATTTCCGACATTGTGACGGAAACAGCGGAAATACACCACCATTAAGCCGCCAAAACGGCGATTTTAGCCACGCTACGCTACCCGGCCATAGTTGGGTAGCGGTCAAACATTTAACCGCTTAAAATGGCATTTATGAACGCTTTAATCATATCAGATCTACATTTAACCGAAAATAGTAACGAAGAATATCGTTGGACTGTCTTTACAACAGCACGTCAATATCTTAAACAACATAAAATTCCTAATTTATATATTTTAGGAGATTTACTGGATAAAAAAGATCGTCATCCAGCAGAGCTAGTTAATCGACTGATTAATGAACTGGTCAAATGCACGGATGCCGGTAATGTACATGTTACGATCTTAAAAGGCAACCATGATTACTTAAAACCTGAACATCCGTTTTTAGATTTTTTAGATCATCTGGATCATATTACATGGATAGATCAGCCACAAATGATTGTTCATGATCTTAAAGAAACTTTGTGGCTACCTCACAGTAAGACTCCAGAAGTGGATTGGAAAGATTTAGATTATAAAGATATTGATTATATTTTTATGCATCAAAGTGTCATTGGTTGCAAAGTCAGTAATATGTTTGAGATGAATCATGGTTTAAATTTAAAATGGTTAACATCAAAAACTAATGCGAAGATTTATTCGGGTGACATTCATGTACCACAAGATATAGATTCATTAACATATATTGGTACACCTCATCCCGTTGCTTTTGGAGATCACTACCAACCCCGAATGTTGCATTTAACGGATGAAGGTCATATCGAAATTCCATTAAACACCATTCAACGATTAGCTTTAACTGTCACTTCGTTACATGATCTTAAAAAACAATGCGAACACCTTAATACGCAACCAGGAGATCATTTAAAATTAAAAATTAAATTATCCAATAAAGAACTATCACAGTGGTCTGATTTAAAACAAATTATTCAAGCATGGTGTCAACAACAAGATTTAAAATTGTTTGATATTACGCTGGAAAAACAAAACTTAGACTGTGAAGTAGAATTAAAAACAGCTAAGTTTCGGCATATTGATCCGTTTGCTGCATTGGAAGAATATACACAACAAGAACAATTAGATGCATTTACGATTCAATTGGGTAAAGATCTATTGACTTCCGCATTACAAAAATAAATGGAAATCTCATGGCAACTCCATTAAACTTTGAACATTCTCAAATCAATATTGATTATTTATTTTCTTCTTTACAACAAACCCAATTATTACAAAAATTTGGTTATTATAAAGATATTGGTAATCAAAAAGGTTGGTATAAACACATTCTTCCTTATAAGATGTGTATTGATTTTTTAACTAGTGAAGAAATAGAACAACAAATAGAAAGAGACAGTTTGGGAATTTTATATTATGGCACGAATACTGTTCAGCTTATAAAAGATGAATTAGGAATTTAAGATGTATAATAGTTTATTGATTATCGACTTTGCCAATACCTTAATGCGAAGTATTCACGTCCATCCGCAATTAGAGTTTAATGGAATTCCCACTGGAGGTTTATTTGGCGTCATTAATCAATTTGCTAATCAGATTAATAAATACACTCCCACCCATATTTTAGTATGTAAAGATAGCCCACCATATCTTCGTAAAAAACAATATCCAGAATATAAACAAAATCGAAAAAAGTTAGATGCCAATGACGATTTTTCCCGAATTATTAAAACGAGTTTTAAACTCGCTGAAGAATTTTGTGAACATGTTGATGTTCCCGTATGGGGAATTGCGGGATTGGAAGCCGATGATCTCATTGCTCAGATTATTATAAAATATTCAGATCAGTATAAAAAGATTTATGTATTATCCAATGATGATGATCTTAATCAATTTTTAGATTTTCAAAATTTAATCTTACTTCGTAAAAATAAAGAATATAATTGGGAAAATTTTAATCAAGAGTACCCATCCATTACACCCAAAGATTGGGTAATGCTCACAGCCATGACGGGAACGCATAATGCGGTAAAAGGCATTGATCGTATTGGAATGAAAACGGCGTTAAAAATTATGAATGATATGGATAAGTTAAAAGATATTTATCAACAACATAAAGAATTGTTAGAACGTAATTATGGTCTTATTGAACTTCCATATCCCAAATTTAATTGGAAAACGGTTGAAATCCCCGAATTAAACATTCCAAAGATGAGTGAAATGAAATTAATGAGGTATATTGAACGATACGGGATTCGTTACAGTACCGTGATGATGGAAGCATTTTCAAAATATTCTACCAGGAACAAATTGTATGTCTGAAAAAATAACAGGTAGTTTGCAAGAAAATCTTTTATCACTTCTCGTTTTCAATGATCGTGCCGCCAGTATTATTTTTGGAATTATCGAACCCGGTTTATTTGAAAGTGATTTTTATAAAGAGATTGTTCGGGTCGCTATCACATACTATCAACAATACAAACAACCACCCAAAGAACATATAGCAGATCTTTTAGAATCTAAAATACAAGATCGTACTAATCCAAAAAGTGGAGAATTATATACTAAATTACTAACGAATTTATTTCAAACAAAAGATTCTATTAACGAAGATTTTGTATTGAATCAACTGAATCAATTTGTCAGACGTCAACGGCTTAAAGGTGCAATTGTTGAAGCGGCATTACTGATTAAAGATGAAACGAATGAATCTTTAGTGATTGCTGAAAACACTCTGAATAAATGTTTAAAAGCGCAGATTCAAGTATTTGATCGTGGATTATCTTTTAGTGATCCAAAAAGAGTTTTACAAGTTTTAAAAGAAAAGATTTTACCGCCGTATCCATACGGAATTCGACAATTAGAAGATCAACAAATTGGACCTGCACCCGGTGAATTATTTATATTTTTAGCATCTGTATCTCGTGGTAAATCTTGGGCATTGATTAATATTGGCCGACAATGTCTTCAGTTTCGAAAAAAAGTTCTTCATATCACATTGGAAATGCCCGAAGCTCAGGTGGCACAACGGTATTTACAATGCTTGTATTCACTCAGCGCTCATGCCACACAGGAAATTCAAAAAGTACAAATCAGTACTTTTAATCATGATGGATTGGGAAGATTGTCCAGTTTATCGGTTGAAGAATTAAACCGACCTTCCATTAAACATGAAAAGACTATAAGCACTTTAACTAAAAAATTAGAAAGATATAAAGGAAGACAATCATTGGAAATCCGTGGATTTCCCACGGGTTCATTATCCATTGAAGGTCTTGAAGTCTTTTTAGATACATTAGATCGATTGTATAATTATGTTCCCGATGTCGTGTTATTGGATTATGCGGATTTGATGAAACTGGATTATAAAAATTTGCGTACCAGTACGGGTGAAATTTATAAAGAGTTAAGAAGAATTGCTCAAGAGCGAAATCTTGCAATGGTGACAGCATCCCAAGCAAATCGGATGGCAGAAGATGCTAAAGTCATTACATTAAAACATTTAGCTGAAGATTATTCAAAAGCAGCAACAGCAGATACTGTAATCGCATATTGCCAGACCTCCCAGGAAAAAACTTTACAACTGGCTCGCTTATTTGTCGCTAAAGCACGGGGACAAGAAAGTGGACAAATGATCTTAATATCACAATCTTATGGATTGGGGCAATTTTGTATGGACAGTACCAGTATCAATGATCGTTATTGGACAATGTTGGAAGAACCCAGTACTGAATCTGAAACACCCACAACCACACAACGACCCCGCTTTCGACCAAGGAATAGTTCATGATACGTAAAGAAGCGGTTAAAGAATTTATTAATCAACCCAGAGAATCTTTTGATTGGATTAAACAAGCGTCACGTCAAGAATTAGAATTAGCTATTAAAGAATTATGTCCGCAATTTAGTACGAAAACGCAACTGTTCACGCATCAACTTGCCAGTGTGTATTTGGGATTGTGCTTCGATGGATTTTTATATTTTTTAGATATGGGGCTAGGCAAATCGCGCTCTGCATTAACAACAATTGAATGTCGGCAAAAACTCAAACAAATCAAAAGAACTTTAATTGTAGTTCCCAATTTAGTGAATGTTGAATCTTGGTTAGAAGAAATTCAAGTTGCTACCAACTTAACCGCTGTGGGTTTAACGGGAACGAAAGCGGAACGCTTGGCATTGTTGGAACAAAAAGCGGATTTATATATCTGCAATTACGATGGTTTACCTATCTTTACCACAGATTTTAAAGAAGTTTCGACTAGAAAAGCAACTCGTAAAAGAGTGCTTAATAAAAAAGCATTAAGATCATTTGCTACTCGATTCCAAATGATGATCTTAGATGAAATTCATCATGTCAAACATACCAATACTTTGACGTATCAGATTTGTAATGAATTAGCCAATGTGATTCCTTACCGTTTGGGGATGACGGGAACACCCGTAGGTCGAGATCCTGCTAATTTTTGGGCACAATTTCATGTGATAGATCGTGGAGAAACTCTGGGCAATAATAAAACAATCTTTTTACAAGCTTTATTTAAACCTCAAGCGAATTACTGGGGTGGGATGGATTGGATTTTTCCTGAAAAGAATAAACCAGTTTTACACAATATGTTGGGGCATCGCAGTATTCGTTATGCTGATCATGAATGTAATGATCTACCACCACTCTCCATGATTAAAATGCCGTTAGTATTGGCACCGGATGCCAGAGCTATTTATCGTCAATTGGTATTGGACAGTATTGAACAAGCCAAAGGAAATACTGCGGATGCGAAGCAACAACGAAAGAATTACTATTCAAAAACTCGACAAGTGGCGAGTGGATTTTTGTATGAAGATGTTGATGATGAACGAGTTGCTTTAACCTTTACCAATCCCAAATTGGATGCATTGGAAGAAATTTTACATGATGTTCCTGATGATTGTAAGGTAGTAATATTTCATGTATTTAATCAATCAGGTATTGATATTATTACTCGATTGAAGAAGTTGAAATACAACTATGCAGCAATGAATGTCACAGCAGAAGGGAGTAAGGTCGATGAATATAAAAAGTTTAAACAGAATTCAAATACTCAGATATTAGTAGTTAATATTGCATCCGGTGGTGAGGGACTCAATTTACAAAATGCGAACTACTGCGTGATGTATGAACACACAGACAATCCAGCAGTTTTTCGCCAGGCTTTAAAACGTTGCCATCGTACAGGCCAACAAAGGAAAGTATATGTGTATCAATTGTACATGAAAAATACTGTTGAAATGAAGATTCTTGAATTTTTAGAAGAAGGTAAAAATATATTTTCTGCTATTGTAGATGGTAAATTAAATCTTGAAGATCTTTTACAATGATAAATAAAGAATTATTAATTAAACCACGACCAGTAACTAAAAAAGTTACTATTTATGCTCTGAAAGATCCAAGAACAAACGAAATTCGTTATGTGGGTAAAACTGTTAAAAAAGATCTTAATAAAAGATTAATAGAACATTGTTCTTATAAAAATAAAACACACAAATATTTTTGGATTCTTCAATTAAAAAATGAAAATTTAAAACCCATTATTGAAGCTGTGGAAAAATGTACTGACAATGATTGGCAAGAGCGTGAAATTTATTGGATTCAATATTATAAAGATTTAAATTGTAAACTTACTAATTCCCATGAAGGTGGTATGGGTGGACATAATCCATCAGCAGAAACACGAGCTAAACTATCGGCTGCTGCAAAAGGAAGAATTGTTTCTGAAGAAACAAAAATTAAAATGCGTAAACCAAAAAGTGAAGAACATAAAGCTAAACTAATTGCCGCACAAATTGGAAGAGTTTGTACACAAGAAACAAGAGAAAAAATTGGAAAAGGAAATAGAGTAAAAACTCTTTCTGAAGAAACTAGAGAAAAAATAGCAAAAGCTTCATTAGGAAGATTGCATACTAAAGAGACAAAATTAAAAATGTCTCAAGTGCAAAAAGGTGAAAAGAATGCAATGTATGGAAAAACACATTCTGAAGAAACCAAACAAAAATTAAGTATCATTAGTAGCAATAGAAGACATACTGAAGAAACTAAACTTAAAATAGCGCAAGGAAACAAAGGAAAAATTGTTACTGAAGAAACAAGAATTAAAATGAGTATAGCTGCAAAAAACAAAAAGAAACGTATTACAGAAGAACACATAACAGCTATCCTTTTAGATGATAGATCACATGTAAAAATAGCTGAAACCTTTAATATACATTCGTCAACAATTAGTAGAATTAAAAATGGAAAATATAAAAAGAGTGATATATGAGAGCACAGACAGGCCGGATGTTTTTAGACAAGCTCTAAAACGGTGTCATCGCACTGGACAACAAAAGAAGGTATATGTGTATCAGTTATACATGAAAAATACCGTTGAAGTAAAAATTATGGACTTTTTAAGTGAAGGTAAATCATTGTTTTCGGCAGTGGTAGATGGTAAAATGAATTTGAAAGAATTGTTAATGGATGAATCACTTTAAAGGTGTACATGATGTTGCAATTGAAAGAATCAAAAAAATTAGTACAACCTTTGGATTCTACATATATAGATCCATTTGATATTCAATTACTACAGAGTGCGGATGGATCAAAGCTCTTTGAAGTGGAAATTGATCCAGTCAATCATTTGGTTATTTTGACCATTACTGTAGAAGAGCAATCTTTTATGTTAACGCTTGCCGCATCTCAAGCGGTCAGTGTGGGGCAATGGTTGTTGGAAGCAGGATACGTTGTTAATTTTACTGAAAAAGCCGGTATTCAATTTGAAGGTGATTCCGATGAATAATACGGAAATAGATTTGGAAGTGGGTATCATTGACAAACGAGTTGTACTTCATATAAAATATAAACACCCCGATATGCAACCCGTACTGATTGGTTTGAAAGGAAGTGAATTGTCCAGTTTTATTGAAACGTTACAACAGGCTCAACAACAAATAAAGGAATTATTAGATGAGTGATATATTACTAGATGCGTTTGTATTAGTCGGTGGACAATATCATGAATTGAAAAAAGTAATTAAAGATATACAAATTAATGATTTTTTATCTTTTGTAGCCGATGATGAATATGCCGTCAAAGTATTTTGGAATGAATACCTGATAGGTTATCCTTCACGCACCAAGAATACGATTATTTTTAACATGTTAGTCAATGATCTTAAATTGTACGGTTTAGTAACACGAATCAACAAACATTTTTTCTCTCAACTAGAGTTTGATATATATCTCCAATTATGAATACAAAAGATTTATTACAGATGCTCAGTATTTTTATTACGTTACCTTTGATGGGAGTCTTTATTATTGTACTTGCATTAATTATGCTCTTTAATTTTATTCTTGTTGGACCTTCTACTCTTTTAACTAAAATTGGAGTATTTAATGGAAACCCAAAAACAGATCGAAAGTAATCTTCGTAGTGTTCAAGCCATGGAAACCATTGCTGAAAGTTTAAGATCCATTGCTCAGAAATTTTCACAGATTGTAGATATTATTGAAGAAGAATATAAAGAAGATCAAGCATTAAGAAAAATGAATAAACATCTAAAATTTTAATTAAATGGGGTCGTGGTGGAATTGGTAGACACTACAAGTTTAAGCCTTGTTATCAAAAGATGTGAGAGTTCGAGTCTCTCCGACCCCACCATTTAAAAGCTGATCATGAAAAAACATAAAATTCCAAAAGGTTATGAATCCATGCAAACTCATTGGAATATTGATCCAAAGAGAAGTGTGTTAGAATTAGCTTTTGCTTGTCCAGAAGGTTGGGAATTTTTTGAATGGGTACGTAAAGATACAGAAGTAACTATTACATACATTAGATCTATCCAACATGAAACTGTTCAAAGTGTTTAATGGCTATTATGGAAGTGCTTCATTGTCCATTTTAGTACTTGCTGAAGATCGAGCAAAAGCTCTTAAATTAGCACGTCCCAAATTTCGTAATAGTGAAACTTTAAACTTTACTGAACTTCAAACTGAAATTATTTTTGATGATTGTGATCAGACTCAATGTTCAACTTTTATGGAATTTAGATAATGTTAGAAAGATTGTTTCAATATTTTATAACAGCTTTAGTTATTTGTGTTTTTGTTTTTGGAAGTTTTTGGATAATTAAAAATGCATCTTATTATTTTTGGTATAAAGATTTAACTATTAAAACAATACAAGAAATTGTAAAATCAGAATGTTTGAAATAAATTTTTATAAGGATTCATATTATGTATTCAGGATGTCAAGCTTTAGATGGGTGTGAAAAAAAAATAAATTGTGCAAGATATATCTATTTTTTAAACAGTACACCGTATAAAGGTTTTAATGCTTATCAACTTTGTCGTTTAAGTCAGTTTACTGAAAAAAGATATTTACATTTTATTCCAATTGAAGAGTTAGACTTACCAACACTTGATATACAAAAGATTGATTAGTAAATAAATTTTTTAAATTTAATATAAGGTATGTGTTATGAACAAAGTTATATTGAGTGTTATTCTAACCTTTTTTTCTTCATTTGTTTGGGCTAATGAAGATCCACAATTTTTTGGTTATTGGCATCAGTCTCCAGTCGGTGTTAAAGCCACACTAGATCATACGAATGTCGTATTTATCCAAGCTGCCAATCCTGAACAACCTTTAAACGAAATTGCCGCTTTACATCCCACAGCAAAAATTTTATTTCAATTTAGTGCACTAGATTTAGTATTTAGAGGTGGAAATTGTAATTGGAATAAGTGTATGGAATTTAATTCAGATCGAGTTAAGGAAATTCTTGACTCTGTAGAACAACATGTAATTACGCCATATCAGAGTCGATTAGTCGCTTTTTTAATTGCAGATGAACCTGAAACGAATCCACTTACGTTAGATGCTTTACAACAACTGGTTAATGCCATTCGTTTACGACCGGCATTTGATCCAATTCCAATATGGGTTAATTATAATAATGTTCTTCCTACTTATACAAAAGCAGAATTCTTTTTAACACCCGGTGTTGATTGGATCAGTATGACACCTTCTTATGGTACGGAATGGAATGATCTTTCACCTGATTTTAGATATGATTTTTTGTTGCAAAGAGCATCACAACAAAATCCAAAACCCAAATTAGTTATTGTGGGTGATGCATGGTCTGAATTAGAAGGTGATTCCAATTTCAATGGATCACTGACAAAAACCGGAAAGATTCATTTAGACAAGATCGAAAAACAATATGATTATATTTCAGAAAGAGCTGATTTTTACGGCATTTCAGTGGTAGGTGTTGTTCCATTTTCTTGGTCATTTCCTGGATCTTACACACTGGGAACTTCTCATGAATCGATAAAAAACAAATGGCGTGAACTGGCTATTCGTATTTTGGGTAACACAAATTCTGTTCCAGTTGAACCAATACCCCCACAGGTATTAACACCAACACCTGCTGTACCAAAATGTATTCCTTGATTTCCATATAGTTCGTTATTATTGACAATATGTATTAACTGTAATATAATAATTGCTCAAGTGTCAGAACTTGAGCATTGAGACTCCAATATGGAGTGAAACGGATGAAGATTGTGGTAACGCAATCTTACTTGTTAATGCTCAAGTTCTGACCATCCATTTCATTCCATATTGGAGTTTTTATTTATGACGATTAAAAGACGTGAAATTACATTAGTTCGATTGATTAATGGTGAACCGAGAGCTAATTCAAGATTAATTGCACAAAAATTGGGTATTGAGCATAAAAATTTAATTGCAATAATTGAAAAATATTTGAATGATTTTAAAGAGTTTGGACCACTCGCGTTTGAAACGCGACCGCGAATCGATAATAATTTGGGAGGTGATAAACCAAAAGATTATTTACTTAATGAAGATCAATGTTATTTTGCTTTAACATTGGTAAGAAATACAGTTCAAGCTGTTGAATTGAAAAAAGCACTTGTTCATCAATTTAGTAAATTGCGCCAACGTCAATCATCGCAACAGTCATTTATGCCGCGTGGTTATCCACAAATGTTGGAAGCCGCACGAAATAATTGGAAACGAGCACGTAATGAACTAATTGCTTTATTGGGTACACATCTTAGTGTGTACGACCGCAAACGAAAATCTCAATTCACCGATCAGATGTATTTAGACTTAATTGAAACTACTGCACAAAGATTGCGTGAACATTTTGAACTAACTCGTTCCAATCAACTCACACGAGATTACTTGCATCAATTAGTGCAAGAATCCATTGTGGAAATTGAAATTCGTTTGTCAGATGCATTAACATCAGGAAGTATTCGTTCATGGGAAGAATTTAAAAACGAACTGGAACAGATAGCAGATCATATTCGGTATATGAAAGAGTTACAAAATGGAAGAATTCCATTACCACGATATGCATATCCGATTGTGAATAATATGCAAACGCATTAATAAAAAAGCCCCAATAATGGGGCTTTTACCAATCAGAAGTAAGTCTTAAGAAATCAAAATAGCACCGACATTGGATTCAGATGCCGGAGCATGTTGTGCATTACCACGAATGATATACGCAGCACAAGTCACGTTCTGCGCCGCAACCGTTGCATATACACGAACGTACTTTTTGGTGATACCACCAATATCTGTCAATCCAATCACTTGAACGCTATCTGCTGTATCCATCGCAGCAATCGTACCGTTCAACCGAGCCGCAGCAATATCGGCCCAATTCGAAGAACCGTTACTCGATTCTTGGACTTTAAACGTCACCGAACCACCACTCACCACCGCGCCCGTACTTAAAACGACGGTCGCACTGTGATAGTTACGAAGATTAACCGCAGTCCCTTCATACGTATTGGCAGCACGTAGTAATGGAACTAGCGAAGGCTTTACAGTAATTCCAGATTTGAGATCTTGCAACATTTTTGTGTGACTCCAAAAGTTAAAATTCCAGCACCAAGATTTTAATGCTTACTGAATACTATACTGCTTGACATGGCTATATGCAAGACATTTCGAACAAGTTGGGAATAATAAAAAAATTCATTTTTTGACAGCGTTGTTCACCCATCAATGTCAATTCTTGAAATACGGGAAAGTCCGTGGTATGGGTAATGATTTTTAAACGATAAGGTGTAAGAATCGTACAATAGTTAGTAAAACAACCCGTGACTGAAAAATAGTGGTAATGTTTGATTGGAATTTCATACTCACTGGATTCCAGTAACACCCCCAAATAAACGGGCTGTAAAGCCATCAAATCAGCGTTTTTAGCCCCGTTTATGGGAAATGGATAGTGGGGTAGCGGGACTGCTTGTAATGCGCTCAAATGGGCTTTACCGTTTGTTTTAATACACGTCGTATAGTGGAGATATGAACTTGAAATTGTTGTGCTATGGATTGGAAAGTTTGTCCCTGTTGGGCATGTTCAAGAATTGCTCTCTTCTCATTCGCAGTAAGGCGTTTCGATGTTTGGGCGTGCCTTTTTTTCGCTGTACGATCTGCAACATTATCCCGGTTTGTTCCCAAAAATAAGTGACTGGGATTAACGCAGCATGGATGATCGCAGTGGTGTAGTACATGTAAGGATTCATCGAAATCTCCATAATGTAAGTGGTAGCTGTACCGATGAGCTTTGACTGTTCGATTGTTGACTTTAAATTTACCATAACCATAACGATCTAAAGTTCCTAACCAATTCCAACACGCATCTGTTTTTTCATAACAATGATGAAATCTTTCTTCATCAGTTTCAAATTGATAAGGTATTAATTGAATAACTTTTTTAACAATACTGGACTTTTTAGTCCTTTTCAACTTTTTTAATAATTGAGTAATATGTCCCATTAAAGTACATAAACAGTGGGTTCTCGATTTCGTTTTCCAACAACCACACCATTCGCTAGCAAGACTGTATCACCCACATTGTATACAGTCGCATCTGTATTAGAGCGTTTTACACTGATTGAACCTTGAGGTGTTGCTAATATCAAATTAGTCGCAGTACGAGCAATAATACGACCTTGATTAGTTTTATGAATTTCCAATAAATTTCGAAGCTGTTTGAGAGGATGCATGATTTATTACCACGTCACGGATTATTGGTTATATGAAAGAATTTTACAGGAAGGTTTGATCGGAAATCCTGTTGTGTATTTAACGCATTCCATGAAAGCTGCATTAGCTATTGGTCAATACCAAATTTCTTTACGAGAGAAATTTGATGGTTGTGTGGTATTAAAAGTAAATTATGAGGGTGATCTTTTTACAGATACTAATACTCAACCATTAAATACCGCTTGGATGGTCTATGATAACATTCATCCCGATCAAATTGAAGTTTGTTGGCATTAACGTGGTTTGCGCAAAGTAACGCTGGTTGATGCAGATAAATTACCTGCATCGTCCACATTCACTGTATGCACTACAGCTATTACCTTACCTTTCCAATAACCGAGTGCCGAATCTTCAACAGTGATCAATTGTCCCAAGCGTAAGTCCTGGAGCGTTACGTCGAGTTGTTGTTCATCAGCTAATGCACCTTGATCAAGTTCGGCTCGACCACGACTCAAAGCGGCGTTCACGTCACTCAACAATGGTTCCACAATGTCTTCACCTGGTGCATTCCCTTCACCCCGAATCACGACAATGTCCATTAGGGTTTGGTCGTTCCGGTTGCAATGATCATCGCTTCTGGAAAATCAAGCGGTACTCCACTCAGTTTCCATAAACTCCCGGTGGCGGAGTACGTCACCGATAAAAGACCGAACACCTTTTTACCTCCATTGATCGAAAGGATGGCTCCATCACGTTCTGGAAGCGTCGAATAAGAACTGAGTTGATGGGTTTTTTTATCCAACACATACGCCTTCCCAAGCCATTCCATAGTGACGGCT